TTTTTTTTCAAGCAGAAGACGGCATACGAGATGAGCGCTAGTCTCGTGGGCTCGGAGATGTGTATAAGAGACAGGCTTTATTCTCTTCATCCATATGTTGAGGAACATCTTGCTGTTTGTAAAGATTAGAATACCAACCAGTCTTAATACTTCCAATAAGTTGTTCATCAAACTTAGCTATATCTTCTTGAGTAAGATTACCTTCATTATTCCAGAAAGTAAGAATCTTATTAGTAGTAGCCTTCTCAGTAGATATAAAGTTAGCTTGAGCAATACCTTTATCTAACATCTTCTTATTAAGAAGAGCGAGTTCGGTATTACCTAAGAATCGAGGAATAAGAACATATTCAGCGTTCTTAATTTGATTAGGAACTTCAAGTCCTGTATTATTATCTATATCTAATCCATAGTAGAAATTCTTTTGAACTTGAATAAGTTTACTAAGTTTTTCAAAATCAATAGGACGACTTTCATCATAAAGAGCTTCTATTGTATCTTTATAATTATCATATTCTCCAGATAAAACAGCTCTACGAACAAATTCATCTAAAGTAATATAAGATTGAGCATCAGAAGTAGTAGTTTTACCTCCAAACTGTCCCACAATAAAATCATAAACTGATTGTGGAACATTTGCTTCTTTTAATTGTTTCTCAATACTTGCAAGATTATTACTTGGTTTATCAATATCGTTAAGTGATATATATTTAAAAGAAGAAGTAATCTTAATAGTCTTATCTCCTACTTTAACTTCTCCAAGATTTTTATCTTCTGTATTATTAAGTTCATATCCTGCATATATTAAACCACCAGCTTGAACTTCTTTATTACGTTTAATAGTATCTTGATTATTCTTATAGAATTTAGGACTACCTGCAAATAGATCATTAAAGTTATTATACTGAATAGTATAATTTAAACTAAATTCAGTAACAAAATCATTATATCTTTCACGAACTTTAGTAGCTTGTTCAGCTTGTTGTTCTTTAGTTAAACCTTCGGTCTTAACATTATTAAATCCTTCAACGTTATTAATATAATCTGCAAAATAAACTTCTGCATTACGTCTACGCTGTACAAGATAATTATCAAGATAATTTTCAATAGCTTCTCTTTGAGAATCAGTAAGAACAGCTATAATTTTACCTTGTGCATCACGCCTAATATTAAGTGAGCCATTGCCATCACCCCCGTAAAGGAAATCTGAAATCTTATTACCTTCTCCATCTACTAACTCATTTACATTAGTTATAACATCTGTATTATCATTAAGATTTAACTTGTTAATATTAAATACATTACCTACAAGTTTATTCTTATCTATTATCTTATTTCCTTGTCTATGATAATTTAATTCAGCAGATGTATTAGATAGATCAGATACTCTAAATTCTTCTTTAAGAATTGGTTTAGCAAGTTCTCCTAACTTACGACTTCTTTCTCTTCTAAGAGTTATATTTCCATCTACTTCATCAGTTTCAAATAAGAAAGTAAGTGCTTGAGCTGCATCGTCATATTCTTGTTGAACTATATTGAATAATGCCTTATAAATAGGATGATTTCTATTTATTTTATTTCCATATAATCCATCAATAGAAAGACGATAGCTTGTAATACTAAAATTCTTAGGAGCATCAGAAGGAGTTTGCATAAAATAACGACTAAGTTTAAATTTACCATTAGGATCAATATCGTTATTATTAACAAACTCGTTAAGAGCTGTAATATCCCATTCAGTACGAGTCATTTTAGAATAAGTCTTATTAGTATTTAAGACTTCATTTCTCGCACCATTAAATAATTGATAATCTAAGAACTTATAATAATCAGTAAGAGCATAAGTTCCATCAGCATTTCTTTTAAGAATACCAGGAATTATTATATTACCTTTACTATCTGTTACTTCTACAATAATATTAGAATTATTATATTGAGAAAGATTAGCTTTATTAGTAAAATACTCAAGAGTGGCTTGTTCATTTCCTAATCTATCAAAGAAACGTTTAAGCATACTTGGTTTAATAATATCAGAAACAAGATTATTTTCTACGTTAATACTATTAAATTCAAGATTTACAGTTTGATAATTAGCAAATGTTTCAGCTATAGCGTTAGCAATCTTATTGCCTGCTCTTGATATATCATTTAATTTATCAGTAGGAACTGGTTGAATAATATAATTTTCTCCAATTTCTTCTGCTGCCATAGCTTTCTTATATTCTGCTCTATACCATTCTTTAGAAGTATTATTATTTTCGATTACTTTAGGATAAGTATCTATAAGCGTTTTATTAAAACTGTTAGCTAATCGAATAAGATTATTAAGATTAATAGCGATATTACCTGTTCCATTGAATTTAATATAATTACTAATTCCTTCTTCTGTAACTCCAATATTAAAAGAGTTATATAAATTAATTAAGTTATCTCTTACTTCATTGTATTGAAGATTTCTTTCATTAGCATCTGTAATAGAACTAATTTCTTTTATTTTGTTAGTAAGAGCATCTAATTTATTAGCATTTTCAGATACTCCTACTGGAACAAATGTAAGATTATTAAAAGCAATAATAACCTTATCATACATAACAAGTTGAGGAAACGAACCTCTATTTCTAATTCGAGGACTTATTTGTCCAGAACTATAAAGAAGTTCATTTCTTTGTACTCTTGCTTGATTAAATTGAGTATATACTTTATTTCTAAGATTTATACTATTTATATCATTTCCTGAAATCTTATTTGCAACAATAGATAAAGAACTACGATTAGGAAATCTATCAGCTAATTCATAAAGACTTTGAACAAATGACTGAGCGTCATCAAAAGTAGCATTAGTAAGAATAGTTTTATAATAATCAAGAAACTCAATAGTTTCAGGAATACCAGAATAAGTAGCTGAATTATAGTTAGGATTACCATCTATTCTTTCAGTACTTATAGTTTCTCCAGTTAAAGCAAATAATTGCTTAACTTCTTTAGATATATTCTTATCATAATCTTTACGTTGATCTCCTAAATCACTCCAATCTTCTCTAAGACCAGCAATTCCCTCATCGTCTAAAACATCAATAACTTCTGCATCTGAATTATCATCTTGCAGAAGATTCTCGTTAATTCTAAATAATCCAAGTGTTCTACTTAAATCATTAACCTTAGGATGTCTTATAACTATATTATATAAATCATCGCTATTTTTGATTCCTGCATATAATATATTACAATATTCTCTTTGTTCATCAGTAAGATTATCTTTATTCTTCTGAACATGAGTATATAATTGCTTTAAAAGAGTTTGTTTAAGTAGATTCTTATCTACCTTTTTACCAGCATTTCTAAGTGCATTTTCTCCTTTAAGCATAAAAGTAACTAAAGTATTAATAGCATGATCTTCTTTAGCTAAATCATTTCCAAATATAGTTGTTCTTGCAGTATTATAATCTTGAACAGAATTACTAATATTAAATTCAGTAAGATTAATATACTGCTTAACAGCTTTAACAAAAGTAGGACTAATTTTGTCCATATTAGATAAGTCAACTTCTTTTTGAGTAGTTGAAACATACCACATACGAAAGTCCGGATTCATAATAGTAGTAAGGTATTGGAGAGAACGAAGTTTATCATTATTAGTTAACTTCATAAGTCTATTATATAGCTTATCATTTCCAATACTTTCAATTTCACAAGCCATAATTAATATAATTTTAAATGTTTAATAATCGACTACAATATAATAAAATAATATCATTACTTCCAAATGTATCAGCCTTAGAGTGTCAATAAAATGACTGATTCTAAGGCTGAATACGCGATTTTAGTAGAAAGTAATAGGATAGCTAAGAACAGGTATAGTTAACCTCGTCACGAGCCTGCAAACTATCGAGAGAGCGTTGCTGTTGGTAGTTTAGACGGCTGAATAACGAGGATATTGTCGGAGTTAAATTTGCATTACTATCTATAATAGAACTATCAAATTCAATATCTGCAATACCATCAAAGTCACTCATGAAAGCATCTTCTATTTCAGTAATAGGTTCGCTGTATATTTCATCATTATTATCTATTACTTCATTAGTTGATTCTTCTCCTGTGTTTATCTCTGATATTTTACTTAATCTATTTCTTATTTCTCCAAGTATTGTATTATCTATTCCTGATACATTACCAATTAACTCTAAAAGAGCGTCAATAATATTAGTAAATATATTATTAGAATCAGAAACAGTGGTTGAAGCATAAGGGATGCTACTAAGAAGTCTTGCAAACTCTCTGCTTGTAATAGCTTCGACCACAAATTCTTCAACTGCAACATTATATTCCTTAGTTTCATTTAGATATTTGCTATAAGTGTTTTTAACTACATCATTAACTTCTGGACTATTAATAAACTCTTTAAACTTATTATATAAATCATTAAATTTAGTAGTATCAATTCCTTCTTTAGCAAAATAATAATGAATACCTTCATGTATTACTTTAAGAACTTGTTGATTGCTATCTAATTCTAACCATTTATTAGTAAGAGTTAGAGTATTATCTCCTACTGGAATAGAAGCAAGACGTCTATCATTAGATTCTATTGTAGAATTAATTTTAAGCCCTGCATCTTCAAGAGATTTAAGTACTTCATTATAAGAACTATTAGCATTAAGAACTTTACCTAATTTAGAAGGAGTAGTTCCTTTTTCAATAGCATCTCGAACAGCATTAGTAGGAGCAGGAGATTTAGTGCTTATTACTTCCTCTACAGGGGTGGTTACATCAATAAGACTTAAATAAATATTCTTATTAAGACCTATACTATTAAATCCTTCATTAGTAAAAGTAAAGTTACCAAGAATATTACCTTTACTATCTTTAATTGCATCTATATTAGTAACTAAAGCTCCAGTAGAAATAATATAATCAGTATAACTATCAAATTCTTTACTATACCATTTATCATTACTTAAAGAAGGAATTTTAAATCTCATCTTTCCTTCGTTAGTAACTTCTATTGTTTCATTACCTCTAATATTAGTTCCACTAAAAGCATCATTAATTATATTACGACGAAGATAATTAAATATATCTTTAAACTTAGTATTAAAGTTCTTTCTACTTGCACTTGCAACATTTATACCTTGAGAAGTAGTAATACCCATAGCACCAGAAGTAGTACCATCAGGATATCTAAACTTAATATTAGGATAACGAGAAGCTATATTAAAATATATAATAGGACCATTAAATTTCTCACTAACTCCTCTATATGTACCTCTTGGTTTAAATGCTACATTTCCTTCAGTATCTCTACTAAATTCATAACCGTATAACATCTTTCCATTACCTATATATTGTTCGATATTAGATATAATAGAATTAAATGTTTCAGTATCATTATTTAGTAAAGCACCTGCAAGTCCATCAAATAATTCAGTAATACCAGAATTAAATTGATTAACGAAATCATTAGTAGAAGTAAGTCCATTATTAGAAGTATTACCTTGAGTATTAACTCTAATCTTTCTACCTTGAGAATCTTCTACATATAATATAGTATTACCATTATCATATAAATTAGTTGATTGACCTACTACTCGATTACTACCATCACGAATTATTATTTGATTATTTTCGATACCATATAAAGTAAAATTATCAGTATTAGATGATAAAAGAACATCATTAATATTACTGTATCTTAGATTTCCATTTTCATCGTTATTTAATAGCAAACGACCAGTAGTAGTATCTGCAATACTTATACGCTTACTCTTAGATTTAGTCTGTGATATTTTATTATATAATCCACTAATAGTATTATAATTATAACCTATTTTCTGTTCCCACTGATTAAGACTTTCTCCTACAAGAGTTGCATAATTAGTAGAATTAGGATTAAGATTCCTATCATACATCAATATTTTAGATATATGATTAACACGAGTTACTTTATCTTCAAAAGAATCAATAGGAGAACTATAGATGCTTACTAATCTTTTATAAGTATCATTTGCTTCTAATTCATTAATAACATCAGTCAATAAACTTCTATTATTAGGATTAGTACGAATACTATTTAGAACAGCTTTTATCTTATAAATATTAGCAACAAAGTTCTTATCTGCATCTTTTTGACTACTAACAATATTTTTTAACTCTTCTACAAAAGGAATATTATATCTATTATTATCTCTCATAGAAGTATATTTCCAAAACTCATTAATTACTTGAGGATTTCCATTAACATCAGAATTAGGAACTGGAATACTACCAATTCTTACTTTTCCTGAACGAACTTCAAATTCTCCATCTTCATTAACTTTAAGTGTTACTTTATCTCCTTTCTTTAGATTCATAATAGTAGTGTATAACTTACTATTATTTACATCCATATTATCAAAAGTAGGAGCATCAAGAAGAACTCCAAAATTACTTGTTTGAGTAGTTTCTTTAATAGTTCTTTTAACTTGAGTTTCAGTAGTTTCAATTATCCTACGAGTTAAATCTTGATTAGAAGAATTAATAACTTCCTGAGAATCATTAAGAATAATAGTTCCTTGTTGATTAAGCATTAACGCTACATTCTTAATATCATTAAGCAAGTTAATAGCTTTAGGATTATTATCTTGAATAAATCTCATTAATCCTTCTAAACTTATAATAGGTTTATTATCTACTGATTCATTAGCAACAGCTTTAGAATAAAGACTAAATATAAGTTTTATTTCTTCTTGTCTTTCTTGTAGTCTACTTATTCCATCAAGAATAGTTTGAGTAGGATCAGCTTCACCTTCAGCTATTGCAGATTCACGAACTTCTTCTTTTAAAGTAGCTGTTATATCTCCATTAGCTATTGCAGCATTAATTTCTTCTAATGTAACATCAGCATCTGGTTTATTAGATAACTTTCCTACAAATCCATCAATAGCTACATTACCAAACCTACTTACTGTTATTCTAATGTTTTTAATCTTAACTGGAGCACCAGTCATTAAATCAGTAGAACTAAATGTTTTATTTACTTTAATATTATAGTTATTAATATTAGCTTCTGTAATAACATCAGGAGCATCTTCTCCTACTAATTTATCAACTATATCATTAATTTGTTCAACAGCAGCTTTATCTACTACAGCTTCATTAGACAAAGTTTTACGAGTAGCAACAGCTTTTGAAGGCTTCTTTATCGGGCTGGCTGCAACATTTCTTGTTTCTGCACGTTCTAACTCTCTATTAAGTATTTCATTAACAGCATCCATATCGTCAGAACTATTTCTAATAAGAGTAGCTGCCTCTTGAATCTTAATAAGAGCAGGATTTTGTCTATCTTCATCAGTTAATTGATTTCTAATAGCACGAGATATTTCATCATAATCAGCTTCTGTAGCATTATCAATAGCACTAACTAAAGTTTGTTCAGCATTAGTTTTCATTTGATTAGCGGCATCTTCAATACTACTTTTAATATCATTAGCTAATTTTTTTACATCTTGATTACTCGTTACTATTCTATCATTATATGCAATTTGACGTATTTGATCTAAAAGAATTTGCTGCATATTTTCCACATATTGTGGACTAATATTATATATACGGTTAACATTGGTATTACTTGTATTTTTGAAATATTCTTCTAAGTATTTAGCTTCTTCTTCATTAAGTACTCTTTCTATTCCATCTTTAAATACTTTAGATACATCGAGATTAGGAGATACTATATTATAATCAGTTTCAAGAAGTTTTTCTATAGCATTTAATCTCTCATGTAATTGATCTACAACTATCATTTCTCTGGCAGTAGAAGTATTTAAATTTATCTTTTCTAATTCACTAAGTATTTCTCTTCTTGCACTTTGTAATATATTAACTCTAAATCCAGCTTCTTGAATAGGATCAAGATTCTGTAATTCAGAAATAGTATTCTTTAATTCTTGATTACGATTATTTAATCTATCTATTCTTTGTTGAAGAAGAGAAGCTTCTTGCTCATTAAATATATTTTCTCTAATCGCAATATCAAGATAAGCATCATTTACATTTGCATCTTGAAGAACATTAGCGTATTTCTGATATGCTTTAGCTGTATTAGTAAGAGCTTGATTTATAAATTGAGTATCTGCATCATAAGTTTCAGCTTCTGCGATACCACTATCTATAAGTTTCTTACGAAGTTTAGGATCATTAATATAATCTTGAAGAAGTTCAAAATTACCAGCATTAATAGCATTAAGAGCTAAAGTAGTAGCAAATCTTGTTTGTGCTTCTTTTACTAATTCAACTTGATCTGTTTCAGATACTTGAGGATTAGTACCATCTTCATTTTGTTCATAAGGATTAAATCCATTACGAATAGTTTGAAGTTGATTCTGATATTGAGCAAACGTTTGTTCACGACCATTAATCTCAGCAATACGCATTTGATCTTCAGTCATTCCTCCTTTACGTTTAGTAATAGCATTATTGATAGTATTCATTGTACCACCAAATATAACACCGCCAATAACTCCCCATAATGCAGAATTATATAACTGAGGATCACGAAGATAATTCTCAATACGATTAATATCTATTGCCTTACCACTATAATCTGAATTTACTTTATCTAATAAATAACGACCATAAGCAGTACCTTCTTCTTGTCCTACAAAGTTAATTGCTTCTTCAATACCTTCTGATAGTTCAGATACAACAAGTTCTCTACTCGCATTTACTCCACGAACAATATTACGTCCTAAATTGGTAGCTGCCTTTTTAAGAGCAGATGTTGTAACCTCCCCTGTAGAGGATAGACCTGATGTAGATAATCTATTTAGAGCTTCTCTTTGAGCATAACTAACGCTCGGTGTTGCAGCTCTACTTATAACTCCTTTTGCAAAGTTATTAAGAGCACGAAGCTGCATATAATCAAATATTACATTACCTGCATTATATGCAAAGTCTCTATCAGATGCTTTTTCAGCAACTACTCTTGCAGCACTTTCTTTAGTTCCATCAGATTCAGAAGCAATATCAGGATTTTCTTGAAGCCACTTATTAAATTGAGTAGCATCCATATCTCCAAATACTTTTAGAGCTTCTTCATTTATTTGTTCTGCAACTCCACGAGCTTCTTGATAGTTTTCTCCAAGTCGCATACCAATAGAACTAATACCTGTTTGAGCAATAGTCTTTGCTCTTTGAGCATTATAAATATTATCTAAAGATAAAAGTTTCTCAGCTTTATTAATAGCACGATTAACTTTAGAACTTGTTCTTAATCCTTTAAGAGCACCTCGACCTAACATAGATAATCCTTTAGTTGCTGCACTTGCAGGAATCATTAAAGATAATGAACTTGCAACACTTGGTAATTGACTAAAGAACCAACCACTGAAATCATTAAAGTCAAATGCTTGTTCAAGATTTTCACGATATATAGGAAATTGTTGACGAGTAGCTTCTGATATAGAATCACCAGCACGAGTAATAAAATTACTATATAAATCTTCATCCATAGCAGCTCCAGTAATTATATCTGCTAACATACCGAAACCACCAACAGTATCTCCTATAACTTGACCTGTAGCTTGAGCTAAAGAATTAAATGCTTGTTCCCATGCAGATTGATTCTTAGCTCTTATTCTTTCTAAATCAGTTTGTTCCTGATATAGATTAGGTTGAGCACCATAAGAAGATAATGAGTTATATTCATCTTCACTTCCAGTAAATACAGGAGCGCCACTAATGGTATTTCTCATAATAAAATCTGATTGTGCTGTAACATCAGTTTTATATTTCTGTACATTAGAAGGAGTGACAACATCATTAACGCCAGAAGCCCCAACCGAAGTTGGAGCTTTATTAGTATCTGTTTTAAAAGGAATTGCCATAATATTATTTATTAAATCCTGTTTCGTTAATTCGAGCAGATGGATATTCACCTGTTGTTTGATAATATAAATCAGAGAAATGTTTATATATCTTATTAAGCGTAGGAACAGGAACTTGTTCTCTATCTACATTTGCAATATCTATTCCAAAGTCATTAAATGCTTTAATATACAATGGTGTTACTACTGAAACTTCTACTTCGTCTTGAGGAGCTTGAGATATAGAACCATTTTGAGAAATAAGAATATCTGCGGCATTTTGTACAGCATTAAGCATAACTTGATTAGCTTTATTACTTGTGATAATACCTGTCATTTCTTCTTGTGTAACATTAATTCTATTATCTCCAGTTTGAATAAACCATTGACCGTTTTCAATTCCGGCAGTAGTTGTTCCATCACCAAACTCTTCAGGAGTTAAAGTATAACCTTGACTTAATGCTGAGTTATATTTAATAGCATTAAGTTTAGCCATATTCTGAACTTGAGGACTTCTTTCAAAAGCATCTATCATCTGACTACGAATTCCTTCAATAGTTATAGTAAGACTTCCACTTGCAGGAGATATATCTTCTATATCACTATCTGCAAACTTCTTAGTATTCTTACCTTGCTTTAACATATTAGGAACTGAAATAACTTGAAGAAGTTTACCAGTGATAGGATCAACAGTAGTACTTATTTGAGCATCATCTAAACGAGAAGAAAGAGTCTTCATATATGCTTCACGTTTAGTACTATCTTCGACAGGTACAAACTCTCCATTCTCATTACGAATTTTCATTCCTACACTTCCACCATTTGCATTAGCTAAAGCATTTTTATATTCGTTACGATAACTTTTAATTTGATCATCTGTCATTCCCATACCTTGAGCAGTAATTTCAATAGGTAAATTACTTCCAAATAGTTCTATATAAGTAGGAGCTAATTCATTAGCAATACGTCTATCAGCAGCATTTGACATTGAATTAGCTTTACTTATAACTTCTCCTAATCCGTATTCATTATATGCAACACGAAGTCCTCCAAACTTAGCACCGTTATTACTTAAATCACGAATATCATTATCGTTATTATATAATTGCATTTCGTAACTTGCACCTCGTCTATTAGTAAGACCTCCGCTACGAGGAGAAATAGCTTCTCGCATTACATCTCCATACTTAGCAAATGCTTCTTTAGTAATAATAATACGTTCTTTACCGTCAATAGTTTTAGTATAAACATCATTTCTACTAAGACCTAAACCATTACGTCCTCTAAGTTGAGTAAGAATATGATTAAAACTTTCTTTATCAGAAGGATTAATAATAAGATTCTCATAATTGTCTCCATTAAAGAACATCTTATTTATCTTCTCACTATATTCTCTCTGATAACGATTTTCTTCTGCATTAGACATGTTACCATTACTATACTTATTACCAAGAAAGTCAGTAGCTTGTCTTTGTTCAGGAGTAAGTTGAGCACGAGTACCTTCTAATCTATTATTAGCAATATTAAATTGATTATATATATTATCTAACTCAGCTACTTTTCTTTGAACAAATTCAGTAGGTTGTCCAGAACTTAATAATCTATTTCTAACAAGTCTATAACCTTGTTCATCACTAACAGTTTTATCAATTCCATAGTCTGCAAATATATTACGCAAACTTGTTTGATAATTAGCTTTATCAGCTTGAATTTGACTAACTGTTTGAGGTTCTACTTTTTGTTTACCAATAGGAGTAATAAATGAAGTAGCAAAATCATCTTGTTTACCAGTTCCAGTCTTCTTTCTTGCAGCAGCTTCTTGAGCTTCACGAGCTTTAAGAAAATTAAATCCAATAGAAGGATCTACATCTCTTGTTACTCTTGTATAAGCAGATGCTTTATATCTTGGTGCTAACATAGATTCTTGAAACTCTTGCATAGACATAATAGTACCATCAGGCTTAGTAACAAGATTATTAGTATCTCCTCTACTTGCTTTCCAAGCATTAACTGTATAATCTTGTTTAATAGAAGCACGTGCACCCGGAGTAGCATCAATAGCAGCTTCTACAGCTTGACGAATCTTATTAGTATCTAATCTTTGAATACCTTGACTTGTTTTAAGATAAGGTAAATCACCACCAGCAATATTAGGAGCGCCTTGACGAAGATTTCCATTTTCATCTCCCCATACAAGTTGTCCACCTTGAGAAGAATCAACGCCAACAGTAGATAAAGCTTTCTGATAAATCTCATTAAGATCTACTTGAGCAACAGGTTGGTAATTAGGATTAAAAGTAGTACCTCCTGTTATCTGTCCTTTATCGTTAGTAGTATCTTGATAACCATAAGGATTCATTGCAAGAGCATATGCTTTTACATCATCATCATAATCCTTACTTGTTTTAACTTGTTCTTGAAATTCTTTAAACTGTTGTTGATAACGTTCACGACCAATAAGTGCTGGATCACTTGCAACTTGTCCAGCAAGTTTTTGAGCAGTAGTAAGAGCAGTAGCATAACTACCACTCTCAGCTGCACTTTCTAATTGATTCTGTATATCTTGAGTATAATTATATAGCCATTCATTTTCAGCTTCATTTAGTTGCTTATTAGCAAGAAACGTTTTAGTAGCATTAGCTTGTTGAATGGCTTGCTCATGGCGTTGTTGTAATGTACCAAGAGTATTAGCATAAGTTTCAAGAGGAGCTGCTACAAATTCTCTTCTCTGATAACGAGGTATATTAAAATTAATAGGAGCCATATCATCTCTTCATTTTACGTTTAACTGAACCACCACATCTATAAGGTCTTAAAAGACTACGAGAATTTCTATCAAGAAGATTTTCATATTCTTTTCTCTTCTTCATAAATAAATTAACTTGTTCAGGATTAGAAGCCATTATTGCAGTAAGAGCATTTCTTTCTTGTCTATTTTTATCACCTCTTAATTGCAAATCTCTAATACCAGCACTAACGTTTTCAATTATTTGATTATCTATATTTGCTTTACTAACAATTTGATCATTTACAAATTGAGAAACTCTATCTCTCCAATCATTAGTAGCTGCAATATTCTGATTAGTTACTTGTTGACGATTAAGTCTATTTTGATTAATTAGTTGAGTTTCAATATTCTGTTGTTGTCCTCTTAACTGATTACGTTGATTAAGACCTAACTGTCGAAGCCTTGTTCCTCTTGCTTGAGCAGCAACGGAACTTGCAGTATTACGATTAGTTTCAGCAATACTTTGTTGTTCTGCATTATAAACATCAGTTAATTGAGGTTGAATATTATAAGTAGTTCTTAAATTAGTAGCTTGAAGTTGAGTAGGTTGAGTAGGAGCAACCATTCTATTAATCGCTCTTTTAGTACGATTTCCTCCAAGAAGAGGACTTATAATATTAAAGGCATCTCCTGCAAGATTCAAATAATCTCCTAATGCAGCTTTACGTCTACGATTATTCATATTATTTCTATCTTTAAATTGTTCTTGACTATCAAATACTTTATTAGGACTTTCTCCCTTTAATACTCTATTAGCAGGACTTTCTCCGTTAGCCATAGGAACAGTACTTAAAATCTTCATTGTATTCTTATCTATTTTAACTACTTCTCCTCCTTCAGCTTCTATTGCATTACGTCCTTTACCGAGTACTATACCGCCATTTCGATGTTTTCTCCCCCGTAAAAGGAATGTTTGATGTCCTATCCTCTTAGCATCACCACCTTCAGTAATAATATTATTAACATCAGCTTTACCACCACCTTTATAAGTAGTACGAGTATCATCAACTTCCTTTACAGGGGATGTGGAAATTGCTGATTCTAAGGCTTTCTGAACGACTTTATCCTCGGATGATAGGATAGTTCTACTCGGCTGTGAAGATTCGCTGGCGAGCCTCCTATAAGCTGTGGGAGCGTTTACGCCTACCTTGTTAGCGTTCTCCAAACCTAAATTTTGCTTAGTTGCACGTTTAGTTGCTTTTAGTTTAGTACCACCACCAAGTCTAAATAGAGTATTAACAATACCTCCAAGTCTATGTTTCCACTTAGGAGCATTATGTGCAAATACTGCTTTCTTAACCATTGCAGGACTATAATTATCCTTATTAGCTAATACTTTACTTGCAAAACCTTGAACAGATTGTCCACGTTTCTTTGCAGCAGCAGTAAATGTTCCTTTCTTGGAATCTTTAATATGAATACTTCCACCTCCTTTAAAAAGAGAGGAAGTATAAAGCCTTTCATTTTCTAATGATAAATCATAATCATTAGCATGTTGCTGATTATAAGAAGAAGCCATATTACTACCTTCTTTTGCTCTATAAACAGCTTCTTGTTGACGTTGCTGTTCTTCTTGTTGACGTCGTTTAGCAGCACTACTCATTAGTCCTCCTACTATACTTGTACCAAGAGAAATAGCAGCTCCAATAAATGCTTTCTTTCTTGCCATAATTAATTATATTTTTTAACGTTAACAGAAATATCTTCTATTTCTATATTTTCTCCATTATAATTTCTAAATACAAAGTCTAATACAAAGTACTTACCATATATATAACTATTAGCATTAGGTCTTGTATTTCTAAAATAATTAAAATTCCACTTACCTACATTCCAACGAGGTTTAGTATAATTCATATACTGATTATCAGCTATAACTCCTAAATCTCTATTTGGAAGACTTATATCTAATCTATCAGAAGTACAAGCTTCAGAATTAATAGTAACATAGTCACCACTATAACTTCTATTAAATTGCGCTTCTACATTATTAGGAGGAGCGATAGGATAAGATCTGCTATAGCTTCTATTAAATAAGTATTCTATATAAGCAAGAATCTTAATAATATCAGAACTTATATTAAACACTATATTAATAGAAGAAGTAAATGTTCCATGATGTTCATCAAATTCAGCTGGAAATATAGGATTAAGTCCTACTTGTTCAATATCAACATCTATGAAACCTTTATCAATATTAAAACTATAGAAACTATTATTAGCAAATAAAAATATATCTTTTGCAGTATTATAAGCTCTCTTATAATAATAGTCATGAGTAGATATATAAGTATTAGTTAATAACGAATAAGATAGCATAGCATAACCTTCAGATGCACTAAGACCAAGAAGAATACGTTTACGTTGGAAGTCATTACCAAAATCACATTTAGTAAACTTATACTTACGAATAAATTCTTCTATATCTGTATTAAGAATATCTAAACTCTTATTATCAAATCTAAATATTTGATACCTCGTAGCATCATAGAATATATAACCAAAATCATCAAGTGTCCAACTCGTATGATCTTGAAGTCCACCATATCCATGAGCAGAAGTAAATACTTCTTGATATTCTACATCAAATGCATCAGGAATAAATAGTTGAACATCTTTATTATTTGTTTGAAGAGAAGTATCTCTATTAAACATATAAAGACTATATTCACAATGTACAAGTAAATATAATCCTACTCCAACTATATTAGTTATCTTTCCTTTATTTTCAGTAATCTGTTTATAAGCATCTGGTTGAAATCTTCTCCAAGCAATTTCTCTACTTTCATCTTGTTGAACATTAGAACGTCTTATAAACTTATCATATACTTCTATATTTATTTCTTCTCCTGTAAAGTTATCATAAGCTTTATTTCCATCAAATATATTATAGTTAGATTTAGATTCAAATAAATCTTGAATATCTCTTGGAGATGGAAGTATAACACTTACTTGACTTGTACCTGCAACATCAGTCAAAGAAATAACTTGTCTTATATCAAATGGAATCTTAGTTTCTTCTACATTATTCTTAATATTTATTAGTTCATATAAAGTATCAGAATAAGCAAAATATTCTATAATATTATAAGGACTACCGGGAACAGAAGTATATTCACTATCAATGTTAGATTTCTTAACCCATTTATAATAGTAGTTATATGCTCCATCAGAAGGTATTAGTTCTCCTGTTGTTTGAATAGATATTCCATGTTGATTAATTACAATAGCTCTTGCAAGACTTAGAAAATTTCCTAAACTAATTCCGTCATTAATAGAATAATCATAAGTAGTAGCTTCTGTCTTATATTTAATATTTCCTATTCTATATAAAGACTTAAACTTTGTACTATACAGATTATCATTAAAACTAATAAAACTAACAGTTAAAAAACTGTTAGCATCAATAGTTGGATAGTCAGACAAATCTACTCCTTTATTAACTATTATCGCTCGTTCTCTTCCTGTATTACTATCGGATGAGTTATCTCCATCTACTACTTCCTTATTCTCTATTATAAATGTATTATAGTAAGGACGAAGAGCAGGAGTAGAACCATCTATACTTTCAGTAAATCTATTATAACTTACAGCAGTTTTATAATCAACAAGAGATTTATAAGTTATCTTATTTTCTATTCTTAATATATTTCCATTAATGCTCGAAGAATCAGAATAAAGATTATTAGATATAACTCTAAGTCCTTTAGTAAATGCAGATTGATCAGGAACTTCTTGACCACTAAAATCTTCAAGAGTAGCAATACCAGTTAATGATTTTCTATGTTCATACTTCTCAGTACTAATAAAAAATCCAACATAACCGTCAGGAATAGTTATATTAGAGAAATAAGGAATATATCTATATATCTTATTTACAGCATTCGTATAAGCACTATAATAAGGTATTACAAACAGTTTGTCTTTATTAGTATTAGAATAATAACTACAACCTCGTTTAGTAAACCGTATAGGTTTCATCAATGTTTCATACGAGTAATCATCATCTTGAAATGCTGTAAGATCAGTAACTGTATATTCTCCATTTTTATCTTTATTAGATAAATCTCCAAATACTTGGTAAACTTTATAATAAGGATAATTATTGAGTATATCTTTATAAGTTTCCCATTTATAATTTATCCAAGTTGCAGAAACTATAGGATTAGTTGGAACTACTCCATGTCCTATTAAAGAAGTAAGTATATTATCTATAGTAGTTTTTAAATCTGCCATAGTTCTACTTCCATCATATACACATTCAAAACTAAGAGTAGATCTATCTCCATCTTGATAAGTAGCTTGAATTTCTATATTAGGAATAACTACATTAGAAGTTTCAGATTTAATTCTGAAACCTTTACTAACAGAACCGTCTTCTTTAACAAAATGAATAAAGAAACTATATACTTCTCCGGGAGATAAAGTACTATTCTCTAATCTCTTAGAAAAGTTATAACTATTAGAGTTACTATTGTTATTTACAACTTCTTGAGGAGGAGTCATATTATAACCTCTAATAGAATAACCTGTTTTTAAATCATCTCCGTTTACATTAATATAAGGTTGCATAGTTCCTTCAAGAACAGTATAAGTATTACCTTCTTTAAGTACTGCTCTAAAATCTTCACCTGAACCACCTGTATAAGAACCAAGAGTTGTAATATATAAGTTTTTAGCTTCTACATAAATATCAGTATATGAATGATAAACATGAAGAATACTATTATCATTTAATGATATTCCTTCTAAATTACCAGAAGCAATAGCACCATTCCAAGCTTCTTTAAATAGAACGAGTTCTTTCTCTCCTAAATTAGTAGTACGTTTATATACAGGAACAGTAGCGCTTCTAAACTCTGGAGGTAATACTATACTACCATGATAAGCTATAAACTTAAATAAAGTTTGATAACTTACATCAGGATTGCTTTCTGCATCTATACCTATATTAAGTTCTTCTATCTCTACATCTAATCTTATATTACTCGAATCATAATCTAAGATAGTACTATCTTCTTCATAATTAGCAATATAAAGACGATTATTATAATTATCCATCGTCTTAACATTATACAAGTTAAATGTATTTTCTTGTATTTCTTCTAATGTTATTTCAGATGCATTAGCTCCATTAAATATAATTTCTCCAATAGAACTATCAAATTCCTCCCAAAGATAAGCTTTAGTATCAGTTCCATCATTAACAATAAATCCTAATTGAAAGTTTGCATAATCGCTATTATTAAACTTTTCAACATTAAATCTAAAGTTAAGATTATTATTAACTTCGTTTCCTATATTAATAACACCAGTAGTATTTATTATATTTGAAGATAATAATTGATTAAGAGTTCCGTCTTCAGCTTTAAGCATTGGAGAAGAACTTGTATAACTTAATATATTCTTAGTATCAGTATTATATGCAAATATAGGAGCACTACATGGAAACCATTTAGTATAATTATTATTACTTATTTCATATCTTATATAGAAGTAATACGTACCATTAGGTATATAATCACCTTCTACATATTCAATAAATTTAAGACTATAGAAAGGAATGTTAGGACTAACTGTATATTTAGTCTGATTACCATCTTTAGTATTCTGAGATATATTAATTATCTTCAAAGGAACTTTCTTAGTATCAGGATAAAAATCTCTTTCACTAATAGCTACTATATAATCACCTTCAACATTTTGAGTCCAAGTACCAAATACATCTCCACCTTCCCAAGTCCAATCACTTTCTACAAGTATATCGTTAATAAATATTTCATTTTCACTTGTAAATATGATAAGATCTTTATATGTAGGTATAACTCCAACTATTTGATTAGAATAGTTCATATTAGTTATACTTACACCTTCTTCGTTAATCAGACGTTTACCATCATCTGAAACACGAATATTTTTAGCATATAGAAGACTTCCATTAGGAACGTCAACAGGATGTTTATTAAGATTTAGTTGCTGTACAGGTTTCATAGAAAGTAGAATTATAAAAGAATTGTGTCCAACCTTTATCTATACCACCATTAGCATCTTGATTATCTATAATTACAGAAGCAAGAGCTTTAGGATATATATCTCTATATAATAGATAAGGATTAACAGGAAGTTGACCTTGTAAACTATATACAGGATGTTTCATTCCACGAGATAACATCTTCCATATACAGAACCATTCCAAACATTCAATAAGTTTTCCATTATTAGGAATATAAGGAAGATTACAGTTATAAGCTTCACTATAATAAGTAACTACTGTAAGAAATTCAATTGTAACATAATCAGCATCAAAATTAAGATCAATCATATTACTATCTCTAAGCAGAACATAATTACGACCAGATGGATTATAAACATCGTATTCAACTACACGTCTACTTGGATATTTCTTATTATTTCTTTCTTCAGCAGCTTTTTCAGCATCTTGAGTAAAGTATTCAACAGAAGAATGTTTAATTCCACAACCACAACTATTCTTACTTATACGTTCAACTTCACAACCTTCTTCATCAAATACTCTTATTCTATCAGTATCGCAACAAGGTAATGTTGCTTTCCTATTCTCTACCGGGGATTTTACTCGTTTGACTTCATATTTAGTAATCTTCATTTGATTCATTAGATCAATACACCAAGCAGCAACGCGAGGAATATAATCTGAATTATCAATATTAAAGTCATTATCCAAGCGAGCCACGATAGCTTCTACTGGTAATTGGGATTTGTAATTCATTTCTAATATATTTTCGTGTATAATCTAAATAATGAGTAGTAAGCAAATAAAGCCGAGTTCTAAGACTTTCATCTCTAAGATTATGAATTATTTCATGAGGATTCTTAGGTTTATATTTAGCAAAGATTGCTTCTTTACTAAGTTGTCTTTCTTTCATTGCCATCTCAAAACGAGTATAAGAACTATTAGGAAATCTCCTATCTATTAATACAACTCTACTATAATATGGCATTTGCTCATAAACCATATAAGGAATTCCTTCATACTTAACATGATTCTCAGCAGCTTTATCTGCATCTTCTTGTTTAAAAGGAATAAGTCCAGCATCTAATATCTTTTGCTTATTCTTCATTGTTTCTTTCCAATTAGGAATCTTAAACTCTTTCCATTTAAACTTAGTACCAAAAGGATTAGTTATTTCTTTCTCATTAAAATGTAATCTTTCAACAAGAAGATAACCAATAGCATTAGAAAACTTATATATTCTACCTTCAAGAATTTCAATAGATACTTGTTTATAATATCGAGATAGAACATCTCTAAACTTATCTTTATTAATTAACTTCCTTACTTTAATTCTTCTACATTGAGATTTAAGACTATGAAGTTTACTAAGTATTCTGAAGTATCTACTAAATTTTTGAAATAGAAGTTTAGCTTCAACGTTAACTACATCTATGGAACTATTAATAGCGATAAGAGTATTAAACATTTTATCAGATTCATCATATTCATCAGTATTCCATTGCCAATAATCATAAAGACAAATACCAAACATTGATTGAATATCTTCTCTTCTGCTTTCTAACTCAAATTTGATTTTATATAGAAGCTTATCATAACGACGAATATCATCCATCTTTTCATTATAATCTTCTTCGGCATCTTCAAGAAACTTCTTATACATGTGCCGATAATCATAAATATCTCTACTATTAGGTATCATAAATCTATATTAGTGTTCTGATTGATATTATCTTTAACAGGAATTTCATTAGTCTCTCTTGGAACATTCATTAGATTCCTTTTAAATATCGTCTCTTTTATCTGCTCAACCATATCTTCTGGTATTAACCATTGATCATCATCAATTATCTTTTGCTTCTCTTCATTATATATTTCATAAGAAATATCAGTAGGAATTTCAAATGGTGATTCAATAATAATAGCACCGAGAGCTTGAATAACAGAATTTCCATTACCATTAATATAAATATAACCATTTATATAATCATAATTAGGAAGAGCACACATTCCGGGAAGTTCTTTATAAAACTGAGCATTTGCTTCTTTAACAAAAGGAATAGCAAGATTATTATATCCTACAGTTCTAATACTTTGGAATGGTAGATTATTAGGTAATCTAACAGGTCGAGGAACTCGTTGCTCAGTTCTCTTTACTTGATACTGAACACTTGACAAAGTTCCAAATACATCTCCATCAGGAACATCAATAAGAGTAACGCGAAATCTTTGGTTTAGTACTTTATCAATATATCTATGATTCTCGTAACTACGCCTTATCTTTTCGCTTCTCTCATGGTAAACAGCACTTCTAATAGTCTGCCTTAAAACATAATTATTTGGCTGACCTAAAGCATGAGCTATTTCACTTACAAGTTGATTTACAGAAGCCATATTATTAATATTAGGATTAATATAACAACTCAAATGTAATAATTATTTTCTAAATTACTTGCATAATTCCCATAATTTTATTAATAGTAGCATTAGTGTAATTGTAAAGATTTACGAAAGACGCATTTTAAGCCTCGCCATTAGACGCAAATTTGAAGTAATAGGATTAATCAGTTTCGATATATAAATGCAACTGTGAGAACGTGAAATACATCTATGTTGATGTAGGCTTGCTGTAATCACCCCTGTAGAGGAGCGGCCAAACTCATTCGATTCACTCGCTTTATCTCACTACTATCAACATTATATAATACAAATAGTGCCCGACTGCCATAGCCGAGCGCTAATAGAATATGTCTTATTATCACAACAAAACTTATTCTTCCAGTCAATTCAACTTAATCATTAAAGTAATCCCATACTTTACCTTCCTTAGCATCTTCATCTTTGAACCAGAAAGTAATTGCACTAAGGATTATTTTTTTCATGTACTTTAGCCTCATCACCATCTAACCATTCATAATACAAAGTATAATAGTCATGATATTGTGCATTAAGTGCTACATATACATCCCATACATTAGCAGGCTGTTTGAAGAAACGTTTATAGTTTTCGTAAACCTTTTCAGCTTCTTTAAAACTAATAACTTCACCACGAACAACAACTCCACGAATGTTAGTACTATACATATCAGATACTTCATATTCAGCATACACTTCGTCGAAGTGCTTACCTTTAATATCTTCATGTATATCTTTCATAACTTCCCAAAACTTTTTCTTTATCAGTTTCTTCTAAGTTATCAAACAAACATTCCATAGAACAAATTAAGTCCCAAGCTTTAGTACTTGTAAGACTAACTGTTTCTTTATAAGAATGAATTATCTTTCTATAACAAGACATAATATATTTATTTAGATAACAACATTTGTTTAAAATCTGCAATATCATCAGTAGTAATAACCATACTTTTATTTATAATAGGGATATTAAATTTAATTTCCCCTCTACCTATATCAAAGTTATCGTACTTCTGTAATTGCATTACTGCTAAATTATTAATTTCTTCATCTATGATACCTTCAATATCAACCATTCCATTAGAGTCTTGAATAGCAGTTAGAAATTTATCAAATCTACCAATATAGTTATTCATTGCTCTACTAATAAAAGGACGTGCTAACATAACCATAGGATTATTAGCACTCATAGTTCCGAGTTGATTATTAACGTATTCAACTACTTTATTTATAATTACTTTCTTTGCTATCATATCATTGCTTATTAAATTGTTTTATAAATTCTGCATAACTTAAATCAGGATTAGCTTGAGCAGCTATCTGGAACTTTTTGAACAATTCCATTTCTCTATTACTTTCTTCAACTATTTCTTTCTTTTTGTCTTTAACAAGTTTAAGTTGCTTATCGAGTAACTCTTTACCACGAGGTTTAGCTTGAAGTTTAGCTTTAACAAGATTAATTAATTCTTCTTGTACGAGAGTCTGAATTTCATACTCATTTTGAGAATATTCTTTATCTTTAAATAAAATCTCTTTTTGAGAATTAGTTAAAGCATTAACTTCATTATTTATTTCATCAAATAGAGTAATTTGTTTAAGTTGTGGGTTAACAACATTCTGAGGAGGTTGTAATCTATTATCAACTAACTGTTGCTTTATAGATTGCATTTGAGCAATTTGATTGTCGATAGCAGTAGCGTAATCAACAGGTTGTCCATTATTTGACATAAGTAATGGATCAGTATTAAGATTAAATTGATATTGAGGTATCATAGAATTGAGAATTAAAAGTAAAGGAGCAAGAGTACTATGTATTCTCACTCCTTTACCGGGGATTTAAAATTATTCAGCAGAAGGAGTAGATGTTGCACGATTGCCGCAACAAGCATTATAACTACCATAGCCTGTAACAACAGGAGTATTCGGAAGTACAACCTCACCAGTAATCATACGACAAGTACGTCTCCACAAGTTGAAATCAGCATGTTCAGCAACACGACGAATATCACACTGGATAAGAGCATCTTGATAAGGACGAGTAGCTTTCATAACAGCAACTTCTGTACGAAGAGCTCCAATCTCACTGGACAATTCATCTTTACTATCACGAGAATACTTGTACAGATTGAAAGCATCTTGATTATGCTTAGCATTAATAATATCAAAACCATCACGAGTTGATTTATAAATACCAAACATTTCTTCATTGATAACTTGTCTATCATTGAAACGATTCTGTTGATTGTTATAAGATTGCTGCCAAATAGCATTTGTAAGAGCAATGACATCTTCACACTCTTTACGTTCCAAGTACTGTTCGTTAGCAGCAAGACCAACTTCAGCTGCATTATTACAACCACAGTTACCAAACAAACCTCGAGCATTACCTCCAAGTAACCAAAGTGCAGTACCTGCAATACCAAGACCAAGAGCAGTACCAGCTACACCTTTAGAAGCATATTCTTTCTTACTATCTTCTTCAATCTTAACATAATCTCTGTTAGCTCCTTCTTTATCTACTAAAATCATAATTATAAAATTTAGATTGTTAATACTTTTATAAAATTCTCTGTAAACGTTTACAGGGCTAAAGATAACTATTGATACTCACTACATAACAACTATTAAACAAAAATGGCTAATACCCGTAAGTATCAGCCATTTATCATTAGGATTTCACTCCTAACTTTTGTAATTTAATTTCTTAATCTATCTTGTACAGTACTTATTACTCTTCTTAACTTTATGTTCTTCAATATATTTATCAAGAACTTTCTTACTCCAAAGAAGATTAGTAATACCAGCTCTTTTAATTCCTTCTGGAATTTCACCTTTCTTTCTAAGTAAATCAAAATTTTGAATACTCATATTAAGATACTTTGCAGATCCTTCTCTTGAATAATATTTATCTCTATTAGAAATATCTTTGATAAATTCTATTGTTTCTTCCATTTCATCTTCGGTCATATTAGAATTACCAGCATCAATATCATCTAATAAAGACTTTATCATGTTTCTTATAACTTTTATCGAACTCATTCTGTATTACGGTTTATATAAGCATAAATAAATATTAATATAGAAAGAACACCTAAATAATACATATTACTTAGTGCTGTATTACTAAGACTATAAATATAACTATCTACAATCATAAGTGCTTGATAAAACATTGCATAATTAATTAATACTCTATGCCACTTACAAAATTTAAAAGTAATACTTATAACATAATTAGAAATAGATATAGTTACAGAACTTCCAAGCATAATATTAACAATAAGTAATGGTTTATAAACAATTGCTAATATTATATTATATTAATAAATATGCCGATAGCTATTACTACCGGCATATACTTACTGACTAATAGAAATAGTTTATATTTCATATTCTTCATACTCACTTCTTATCTTTCTTAATAGGTCTCAAAGGAATAGTTGTACCAGTTGTAGGAGGAATACTACCTTTACTACCACTACCTTTTGTTGAAGTCGATTTCTTTGCCATAATTTTTATTTTTTATAATTAAACTTATCACCAATTATATTAAGAATTGGTTTGAATAAAACATCAAAACTAACAAGAGAAAGAATAAAACTATATAATATAATAGTTTTATCAGCTCCGAAACTAACTATCGCAAAAGCAATTATAATACCTACAATAAGAGCTATAATTCTTTTAAGATAAGTAGGAACAACTTTTTCTCCGTTTAAATTATCTATAACTTTAATAATAATATATGTAGCTACATTAACAGCAAACATATATGCTAAATCAAACTTAGATAATAGTTCTTTAACAAATTCAATAACATCCATAGCGTAAATATATAAATTAATAATTAAGTTCTAAAATAAATCAGAAGAAATTTTAGGTAGGTTCTCGAATTTTCATAATAATTTGTATTAAGTTAATACAGTACCATCAAGATTAGTCCACGCAGTGCCGTTACTCATAATATATTTATTTAGAGTTGTATCATAATACTTAAATCCAGCACTAACTAATGCTAAAGCAGGTCTTGCAGAAGTTGTACCTTTTTCATTTAAAAATGCTATTTTATCTCCAGCGGTAGTTGCACCTATTCTAATATCATCAAAATAAGCATTTATTGCTAAACCAGAAGCTATAAATTTTGACATAACTACAAATTCAACAATAATAGAATTAATAGAAACAGGTTTATCATTTAAATGATAATAAGAAGTTAGTGCATAGACATCTAAACTATCTTTATTATCTAATAAATTAATTACTGTATTTTGATCGGTTCTTGTAATAGAAGAACCAGAACTATTTGTATAAATCGTAATTATTCTTACAACAGGATATATTATAGAATTAACATCACTATCTTTATGAAACCTTGCTTTAACAGAAAAACAACCATTATTGTCTATCATTGTTGCGTTAGGTATAGAAAAAGAATATGATAATGCATCTACATTTGTAGCAGTAATAGATACTATTCTAAATGCTAATCCACAATTATTCTGAATAAATGTACCAGTACCATTAGTAGTATATTTATTAGGAACTAAATATTTATTAAATGGAGTTTCTCTTGCTTGAGTAATATTAAATCCATTCCATAATATATTGTTACAAATATTATCTATACTCCAAGGAGAAAGAGTAGCCATTTTATTATTTGCTAATGGAGTTCCATTAATAATAATATTATTTCCAACAGTATTCCAATTTGTAGATACAAAATATCTTTCATAATTATCATTATGAAAACTAAAATTATACGAAGTAACTATAACTGTATTATAACTTCCAACAACATTACATCCTATTACAGTAGTAGTAGTTCCAGAACCATTATTATCACAAGTTACTTGAACATAATTACTATTACCTTGAATAATACAACCTCCATAATTGTTTTGCTGTAATTCTACATTAGAAACATTACATTTATTACCTATAAGTTTAAGTGCATATTTGCCTGTTTCTGTAGTACTTGCTCCACAACCAAAACATTTACAACTATCTATTCTATTATTACCATTTATAATAATACCTTCTTGATGACTACTTGCAACAGTACATCCAATAATCATATTATCTGTACCATTACAATTTATACCAACATTAGTTGTATGTGAAATAAAACAATTAACTATTTTATTTTCTCTTTGATAAGTACCGATATAAATAGAAGCTGCATAACAATTCTTTATTTCTACATTTTGTATAATATTTCTTGTATCCCATTGATCATTAACATCATTAGATGTACTTCTCAATAAAATACCTCCTATCCTATAATTAGCTTCTGTAGAATTACTACCACCAAGTAATACAAAATCTAAAAATATAATACCACTACCGCCATCTTTAGTTCTTAAAAGATAGTTATTAGTAACTTTCATTGATGGATTTGCTTGAATAATAGATTTCTTTCCACATCCTTTAATAGTTCTAAAAGATGGTATATCATTTATTTGATCAGTTATATATGTTCTTGCACTTAAAAAAGTAACAGTAAAATAATTAATACATTTTGTTAAAGCTATTGTGTCATTAGTAACACCATTACCAACCGCTCCAAACCATTCTGGATAAGATTCTTCTACGTTCCAAGTTCCAGTAAGAATTATATCATTATTAAATATCTTTTGTAAACCTGCTTTTATTTTAGTATTACTACCAACAATAGTACCATTACTAAAACTTCCGCCTTGGAAATCTAATGTACAATTAGTAGGTAGTGTTAATGTTATACCGCCAAGATCAATATCAGATACTATTTTATAAACTCTACTTGGATATATAATCTGAGAAGTTGTAAATACAGTATTAACTTTAGACGTTAAACTACCATCAGAATTAGCCCATTCTAAACCATTCCAAAATAAAGGAAGTTTCATATTTGGATCATAAGTCTGATAACCTACAAAATTATTATTAAGAGTAGGAAGGTTAGATATAGCATTTACTTTTAATAATTTAATTACATCTAATGAATCTTCTGGAATATTAGAACTATTTATCGCTGTTAATTTAAATTGAGAAACAATAGAAGTTCTAATAGGAATTATAGTATATTTAATTCCAGTTTTACTTATATATAAAGAAAAAGATGTATCAGATTTCTTCTTATATTTTACATTTATTCCATATCCTTGATAACCACTATCTTCAACAGCATAAAATTTTGCAGAAGCATTTATATTATCGACGACAATAGAAAATTTACAATATTTTTCTTGATACACTATATATCCTTCGATATAAGTAGATTCAATAGAAGAAGTAGTACAAGCACAATCTATTTGTATTGTATTTCCTGTAACTTGTCTTGTAGACAATATATTAGAAGCACTTTCTATAACATAAGGAGGATAATCTGTAAATCTATTTTCTAATTGATTAATGACTAAAGCATTAAATCTGTCATTATATAAAGTATAAGATATTAATCCAGTAAGAGGAGAAGTTGTTGCTATTCTCCAATTATTATTATATACAATACTCTGATTTAAATAATTCGGAACTATATTACTATGTTCATGATAAATAAGTCTTGTATATTTCCAAACATTATTATTAAATACAGTATTAAAAGAATAAATTCTTGCATTTCCAATACTAATAGAAGTATTATTATCTATCCTAAAAAACTTTAATATATTAGTATAATATGTAGTATCTAATTCTATATTACAATTATAAAATATACCAGTACTATATTTAGTATCATCAGTAGGAATAATATAACCATTAGATAAAGCTGTTTCGCCAGTAACTATACTTCCAGTCCTATATGGGATAATATCTTCAAAATAACAACTTTCTACTTTATTACCTCCATTAACAGTTGATTTTTGAAAAGATTCGATCTTTATAGCATAACATCCAAATGTATTATATAAATCTAACTTATAATTTCCATAGCCAATTTTTGAAAATGTACAAGCTTTAAAAATATTATTAGATATACTATAATTACTTTTATAATATACTCCAAATGCCTTACATACTGTAAAAGTAGTATTTCTAATATCATTAGATGTTATAAAATATAATTCAGAACCAGCATTTGATTCGTCATAATCTATAAATATACCTCCAGTTAATTCAGTAAAAGAACAATTATCTATAATAGAACCTGAAAAACCAGTTCTTAATATATGATCCCAAATTCTATAAATACCATATCTCCAAACATAAATTTGTACATTCTTTAATTTTATAGAATAACCACTATTTATTAAATGAATAGCATCAGAACTTCTTGTTCCATGAAGAGATATATCTTCAATAGATATATAATTATTATTTATATTAAATAATACTTCATCTTCAGAATTAAAATATATTTTTGAAGATAATGGAACATTAGGAGTAGATGTTCTTCTTATATTATAATATTTTGAATTAACAGCATTTCCTTTTATTGTTATATAAGGAGGTAAATTTATTGTTTTTGTTATTTTATAATATCCTTCATTAAATGTAATAATTCTACTACCATTAGATTGTATAGCATTTTCTAATGCAGAATTAGAATCTACTCCATTTTGAACATCTTCCCAATAACTATAGGCTTTACCGCCAAACCATTCAATAGGAATTTCTTCATTTAGAATTCCTTTAGCTATAATATCTATTAATATATTATACTTATTAGAAGATATTGTAAAATTTCCATCTAATATACCATTCTTTAAACTACCTCCAACAAATTTTAACTCACAACTATCTGGAATATTAATAGTATTACCATTCAAATCAAAGTCATACCTAATTTCATAAATAGTATTAGCTTGATTAAAATCAGATTGACTAAGAATCATATTCTTAGTCTTACGTAGATATTTATAAGCCATACCATTAGAATTATCTCTATCTTTAAATCTAATAGCATCTATTTTATTATTACTATCTTGATATATAGTATATAATTCTAAATCCTCATTATCAGGAAAGTTATTTATTGTAATATCCCCTTTAGAGGATATGAGCTGCATTACTTCTTCGCTAAGTTTATCTAAAGTAATACTACCATCAGATATTTTAACATCATAAACATTAAGTTCATTAACGTCCTTAACCCAAAGTTCATCTTTAACCCAATTAGTATCACTAACTTCTGTTTTGTTTCCATTAAAGAATTCAGTAATAACTACATCATCAGGAAGATAATAAGTTATATATAATCCTTTACGACGCATTATAATAGGAACAGCAAGTCTTGCAGAAGATTTACTACTTCTATATCCAAGATCTATATGATTATATTTAAGAAGAAATATACGAAGACTTTCCCCTGTTTCTTCATCTACTATGTTATTCATGTAGTTTTTAGGGAATATCTTTTCGATATTCCCGTTATCTTGAGTAACTAATTGTTTTCTATTGTTAGTTTCCATAATTTATTTAGTATTTTATGATAAAACAGTACCTTCTATTTTATACCAACTACTCCAAGTACCATTATTACAAGTTCTTGTATAAGTAGCACTTGAACTAATTATCTTTTGAATACAATAATTATCAGCAGTATAATAATTTTCTAACCACATACCTCCTGTTAACCATGTAGGAGCATTTAATACTTGATCTATTGAACCTATATATAATTTAAAATCTTTATTATATATAGTAGAAAAATTAAACTTATTAACAGTAGAAATATTTCCAGCATCTATATAAGTTAAATTATCTAATCTTGGTTTTCTACCTCCTTCAAGATAAGTATATACTCTACTTGCTAATGGATCAGAACTAATATCTGTAGATGAAACATAATTTATCTCTCCATTAGAAGTAAATATTCTATAAGGACTATTATTTTTTATATATTCAAAATATTGATGTCCATTATTTACTGATTTAATTACACTACTTATAGGATTATAATTAGCAACATTATAATTTAAATAACCTCTTATTATGTTTCCAGATATAACAATCGGTTCATAACTTGTACTATCGTAACCAGTAATATCTAATACAGGAGCTTTATTCGTTCTTGTAACAGCAGCTCTAACAAAGCTATTATTAGAAATACCTCCAGATTGAGTACTTTCTAATACTATATCAGAAGCACCAGTATCTGCTGTATCATTATTCTCAAATACGTTTCCATTAAATATAGAACCTATACTTACTTTAACTCTAATAGCAATTCCATAAATATGCCAAAAGTTATTATTAGAAATAAGAGAATAAGTAAGATTACAATCTATATTTAAACCATAAGGAACATTAGCTACTATTGTAGAACTACCATCAAAATAATTTCCAAATATTTTTAATGCGGTAGCCCAATCAGTACAATATATAGCACCATAAACTGAACCACCAACAATTTGGTTATTTGAAATCATATGATTTCCACTCTTTATAAGATGTAAAGCAGATTTACATCCAATACCCCATATTTCATTATGATCTATATAACCATCAGTACCTTCAATAGTTACACAACATTGATTTACCCTATTATTAGTAAACTTAGTAATATAAGTAGTTTCAGTTCCTTCTTTTCTACCTATGAATATTCCGTGAAAATCATTAGGTGTACTTCCTACTACATGTCTTACAAAATAACAATTATCTATTATAACTCCTACTTTATTTAGAATTTTAACAGTATATTCTGTTCTTTCTCCGGAACTTTCTATTGTTAAGTTTCTAAGAACTATATTGTTACCTTGAGCATCATCGCTTTTTAATATAGGAGTATTTAAAGGATTAGCATAACTTTTTAATATAGATTTATATTTATCTGCACCAATAATAGATATATTAGATGGTATAGTAATATCATCTATTAAATATGTAGCTTCTTTTAATTTTAATACTTTACAATTAGAAGAATTACATAAATTTATTGCCATTTGAAAAGCAGCACTATCATTTGCAGAATTATCACCTTTAGCTCCAAACCATTCAGGTCTTAAATAAGTATTTCCAATAGAGGTTCCTGTTATAATACCATTAGAAATACTACCTCCTTGAAAGTCAAGAGTCACATTAGTAGGTAATGTTAAAGTTTCGCCTCTTAAATCTATAGTTTCTACTATTCTATAAATAACATCAGATTCGCCAATGCTATCTATCGTAAGAATAAATCTCGTTGAACTACTAAATCTTTTACTAATAGATTTATTTACAATACTTTGTGTATCTCCACTAAACGGAGCTTTCCAATTAGAATTATTAGACCATGCTTCATCAGCCTTAGAATCACCAATATACTGTTCTATAACAATCTCATTATTATAATTAATATAACTAATAATAAGACCTTTACGACGAAGTAATATAGGAACAGTCAATCTTGTAGCTTCTCCACTACCTTTAAAGGGTAGAAAAAGAAAGTTATTACAAGCTAACAATGCTTCAAGACTATTTCCTTGTTTATCAAAAACAGCAGAAGTAACTGTAATAGGGAATATATCTTTCCTCTTTAAATCATTAACATCAAGTTTATTAATTTGATGTATATTTAGTTTTTCATTACATTCCATAATCTATATATTTAATATTATACAAGTTTTAATAAAGATACTCTATATGCTTTAGCTGAAATACTTGTATTTGTTACTATGATATTTCCAGTAGCATCTATTGAAATTTGACAATTTGCATTAGCTACTAAATTATCAACACTTGCCATTCCATAGTCGGTAGGAATTGTAACAATAGCAAGACCTCTTGCTGTGGAATTTCCATTAGTAACAGCAGTAATTAAATATACTGAATTTAATGGTGCTGTTGGTAAAACAGTATATGTAGCATTAGTTGCTAAAGAAGAAGTAACAAGTTCTTTAGTATTAATCTTATCTACAGTAGTAGAATATTTAAGAGTATTGCCATAAGGACTAATAACTGAACAATTTTCTAAACCAACATTATTTCCAGTTAAATAACAATTAATTAAAGCAACCGCTGCACCACTTGCTACATTTAATGTATTACCTGTTGAATGGTATAACGAACCAACATTTAAGTCTATTAAACTAACTCGACAATCAGCTTCAAATATAAATAGATCACAATCTACATCTGCCATAGTACCGACACTAAAGGCTGTTATAGTAACATAAGCTCTTGCACCACATTTAACCATATATCCGCCTACTTGTGTATTTTCGCATCCACAAGAAGATAAAGTAACACCTCTGCAAGCATCTGTAAAATAAAAACCATACTTACAACCATCTGTTCCACAACCATTGAAACTACCATAATTTAATTTAGTTACATAGAAACCATATTCTGTACAGCTAAATGCAACACAAGAATTAAATGTTCCACTTGTTCCTTCTTGAATCTTAAATCCAATAGTTCCTCCTTCAATTCTACATAAGTTAAATATATAAGTCCATGAACTTTGTATATCAAAACCTATTCCAAGCCCAGTAGTTATAATTCTATTACCTGAAAAATAGTAAGACCTATTAGTAAAACTAATACCTGTATTAGTAGTGTCACCTGTTATTTTCAAATCATTTATTTCTACTCCAGTAGATTCTACACTAATACCTACTATATTTTCAGCTAAAGATAATATTGTTGCACTGCCATTATTCCAAACTCTTGAAGTAGCTCCTTCTAATTTTATATTACTTTGTATAAGTAAAGAACTATTTATCTGATAAGTTTTATTTTGTAACTTAACAGTTTTTATATTAATAGCAGCACAACAATCTAATGCCTTTTGAATACATGTAGTATCTTGAGTAGCATCTATACCAGTAATTCCAAAATGTTCAGGAGATAATGAATCAGCAATCCACGTACCATTAAGAGTTATATCTGTTCCAAATATTTTAGTTAATCCAGCTTCAATCTTAGTATTTTGTCCAACAATCGTTCCATTACTGAAACTACCTCCTTGAAAATCAAGAGTAGAACCAGTAGCAACAGTTAACGTTCCGCCACCTAAATCTATATCTGCACAAATTTTGTATATAACACCAGAATAACTAAACATTATATTTAGTATATCTATAGTATTAGTTTGCTTAATATATTTTACTTTACTAAATAAACTTCCGTCTTCATTTGTCCAATCTGTACCTCTCCAAGTAAGATACGAAGTTGTTACAGTATAATATACTACATAACCTCTATCATCTACTGTAAGTTTAGCAGTTAAAACATCTAATTCTGCAAGAGATGTCACTCTTCTTTCTAATGCTTTATTTCCATCGGCTGTTCTAAATACATTAGAATAAGAATCCCAAAATACAGGACGTTTATAAGTACCATCCAAAACAAATTGACTAAATCCAACCTTATCAGCAGTAAGAGATGTAGGTAAATCAGCAAGCATATTACCTGAATACATTTCTTTACTGGGGAATGTAACAGTAGATGGAATAGAAGATATATCAACACTTTCTTTAATTATTGCAGATAACTCAGACCATTTACCTCCATACATTCCAGCATAATCAGGTCTTCCACTTACAGGAGCTTCTACAGTAATAAACTTAGTTTTAGAAGTTAAGAATATATTAACAGAAGTAGCAGAAGCATATGAATTTCCAATTAAATCTCCGCCAATAGCAAAATATATAATAAAATTATTAGAATCTTCTGTATAATTTATATAAGAAAACACAGGAGTATTCTTATACATAGAATATCTCGGAGTACTATCTTGACTTGCTTTTATTTTTATATCTCTAATACCTGTTAATCTTTGACTTGGACCAAATGTATATATAGTAGTATTAACAGGCATTTGAATATTACTATAATTAGGATTACTACAAAATGCCGTAAATTCAACTTCTCCCACTAATGGTTTAGGTATAGTAAATTTTAATGCTTTTCCTACTGGAAGACTATGTTGAAATGTAGTACTATATCTAATATCTTCTGGATAAGTAGGATTAATAAATTTTTTATTCTGTTCTTCTGCACTAATAGCAAGATAAGGATTAAGTTCATCAAATATACAGTTATTAAATACTAAATCTTTACTTGAATACCAAGCAGCAATAGAATTATCTACATTAGTAATACCCACTACATGACAATTACTAAACGTAAGTCCATTAGTCCTATTTAATCTTAAAGGAGAAGTAAAATTACAATCACTAATATTAACTAATTCTCCTCTTGGAACTTCATATAAATCATCTCTAATAGTAGAAGAAACGTCATATTTATTATCTTTAAATTTACAATTATTCATTGAAACATTTGTACATAAACCAGAAGGTTCTATATCTACATAATCGTTTTCAAAGTCAATTGCTGCCATGGGAGCAGTACCTTTAATAGTATCACTACCATTTCCTTCAAAATAAACATTAGTTATAGTATAATTATTACCTCCTAAAGAAATACCGTTACGTCTTGCATATAATACTTTAACAGCATCTATTGTAACATTTTTAGTAGCTAAACCAGCTTCTTTTACTCCGTTATTATTATAAGCGGCATTACCTAAAGCTATTCCATCTCCAAAAGCATATCCTATAGTAATATCTCTAACTACTACATTATTACAACTTCTAAAATTAAGAACATGTCCCCACTCACCATAATAATTAGTACCAGCAAAAGGATCAGTATATAAATGATCTTTAGCATCTCCGTTAATAGCACCTGTACCACTAATCGTAATATTCTCTTTATTCTCTATATGAAATATAAAGTAAGCACCTTGATTAGTAGGTAGCATCTGAATAGTATTATTAACTATAAGATGTGTATTAGAAGTAAAGCCAGTAAAGATTCTAAGAAAATCATAATCAGGAGTATTAAGTAACCAATAATTAGGTCTTACATCATCTCCAAGATTAGTCTTTCCTTTATATGTATTTTCAAAATAATAAGTTCTATCAGCATCAAAATGAATAGTGTTATATACATTATCATTTGAAAGAGCTAATATATTAGTTATAATTTGATTAGATAAGAAATCAGTAGAACTATCAAAAGCAAACCATCTATCATAAATATGTTCTATATTCCAAGTACCTTCAATAACAAGATCTTTACCTAAAATAGTTTTATCTATATCAGAAACAATACTTGAGTTATTACCAATAATAGTACCGTTATCTATTGAACCGCCTTCAAATTTAAGAGTACTATTCTTAGGAAGTGTTATAGTAGCTCCACTTAAACAGAAGTCATATCTTATAATATATACTGTATTAGGTTTATTAATATTCACTTGTTCAAGAAGATTAACTTGACCTACTTGGTTCTTACGAAGAATAACCTCACCTAATCCATTAAAAGTTCCTTCTACATAGTCTCTATCTTTAAGTTTAAGAACAGTAGTTCCATTACTAAGGGATTTAGAAGTAATATCTTCTTCATCAGGATTATTAACTACATTGCCACCACTTCCAATAAGATCAAGTACAGCTTGACTTAAATCTTCTGGTGTAATACTATTAGGTGGAATAGTAATAGACATATTTTCTAACTTATCATTTACGATAGAAAGAACTAAGTTTTTAACTTCTTTCTTACTAACATAAACTTCGTCAATAATATATCCCCATCTATCAGCAATGGCACGTTCAGCAGTAAGTTCATATTTACCATCTAATTGAAACTTAGCTTCACTATCTAATAAACTACCTACTACTAAATGCCAACTCTTTAAATTAATAACAGGTACTATACTATCAAGTATATAAGTTAATTGAGTATCAAGTTCATAAACTTCGCAACCTGCTGCAACTTCAAGCCAAGTAAGATTATTACGAGCCTCTTCATTAGCTACAACTACACGAGCACTTCTAAGTTTAATCTGAATAGAAGCAAGAAGTTCTAACCATTCTTTCTTAAAAGTTTCGTAATCTATCTTAATATCATCTCGAAGATTAGCAATAGGTTGCCAAAATCTTTCATCAGAAAGAACAGTACCAATAGGAACGTCTTTCTTAGATATATATGAAGCAAAGTTTCCGTCATTAACAATACAAAGTCTATCATACTGTTTACCAGCATCCCAAGTACCATTACAAGTTAGACTAACTTTACCTAAATCTTGTTTCTGAGTTTTCATATCTTATTCCTTTATTGTAATCACCCCTGTAAAGGAGCTTAGACATCTATATTATTCACTTTCTAAATCTTCTTCTCCAAGACTATAAACTGCATTAGGATCTCCTACACTTTCTTGCCAAAGAATACCACTTTCAATATCTATTTTAAATGTAGGATTTTCTCCACAGCTTACAATTGCTTTTAAATGTCCTTCTTCATCAACTGGATAAACTATATTAGGAGAATTATCTTCTCCTTTATATATTAATCTAATCTTAGAATCGACATATTTAATAAGAGTATCTGCAAGTTTTTCTTGTCCAAGTTTATATGCTGCAACAGCTGCATTAAACATATTGAAACAATTAATAACTTGACGATTTCCATCTTTACATGAAGCACCACAATCATTGAGCATTTCAACTCCATAATCGGCTAACATAATTAGAATACGATGATAAGTACAGATATACTTAGCAGGAATAGTCATATAAACATATTCGGGTTGTATTTCTATTACATTATCTTCATGTTCAACATAAACTCTTTTAAGTTTATCTATTATATCATTAAAGTTATTACTCATATCTTCATTACTTTGTTATATATTAGATTCAAGTTCTTTTTTTGACTTTTATTGAACAATTCTAAGTTCTCGTAAGCGTCGATTAAAATTGAAATGAACGAAAGTCTATTCTCGAAATTTCCTTTCGATAGGAAGCCCACAGATGCCAAATAAGCGGTATTTTCAGCCAATGCTACTTGCTGTCTCTGTACCTCGGAGAGTAGCGCAGCATCTATAAATTTTTCGTTATTATTCTCCATAATTTCTTATTCATTAAAAGTTTTATTATGAACATAAGTAGAATAATTACTTATCATAACAGAAAGTTTAGTACTAAGAGTATCAAGTTTATCTTGACTATTAAGTGAATTACTAAAGATTACTTTAACCATAGTATCAATTATTTCTTTTTTCCAATCTTCTTTAAGATATATATTTATTCTACGACTTGAAACTTCAAACGGATAAAGAATATTATAGAGCTTATAATATTCAGCATTAACTGTACTCTCAATTGTAGGAATTATAAATTCAGATTTAGAATTTACATTATTTTCTATTATTATTTCTCGACCTTTAGAATATAAATTATTATATAATGATTCAAAACCAAGAACTATAATAGTTCTACACTTCTCTCTATCTATAACTTCCTGTCTTTTAAATTGTACAGCTAATACATCTACTAAACTTGCTAACTTATCACTAAGTACTATCTGATTCTTTTTTGTCTTAGCATCTATTATTTTAGATATTACTAAAAATATTATAAGAATACATGATATTATTATAGCTTGAGTAGTATTTGTTTTCTCTATAATTTCTTGTATAGCCTTTAATTCGTCCATCTTAATTTAGTTTAAAGTGAAAGAGAGATACCATTATTATAATTAATAATAGCACCTCTCTTTTCAACAAATCAACCTTTAAAGTTTACGTACCACTACTGGTAGCAACAGGATTTATGATCGAAGCGAGGATTGCATCAAGTGTCGTTGCAGTAGCTTCTGGAATTGCAATATGAACAATCTGACGAACATCTTCTCCAGTTGTAGTTTTAAACGGTTTCGGATTATAGAATTGCAATGTGTAAAGAGTCCAATTAGTAGAAGAAGCAATAGTTCTTTCTTTATATAACTTCATACCTGATGGATCAGTACCATAAATACCTTCATCACCAATACACTGACGATACAAATCTTTAATATAAGCATCATCACAAACAGGAGGAAGACCGTGAGCTGAAGTAGTTACAGTAGTACCAAACAAATCATCAGCAGCAAGAAGTTCCCAATCTTGATAATTAGTACCAGTTACTGTAATTGTAGCTGTAGAAAGAGAAGCTGTAAATGCTTCGTTCTTACCAAGAGCATTAAGTTCGTTAGCGAGATAAGTTGCAATAGTAGCAGCAGTATCTCCTTGTTTAGCTTTAATAGTAGCACTCCACTTATTACGTTCATTAAAGACAACTCCTTTCTTAGCCATCATTAATGTATAATCTTTCCCCTCTACAGGGGTAGGAATAGTAATAGAAGCACTGAACTTTGTACCAGCAGCATAAGAAGTTTTAGTATAACTAAATCTACGAGTAGAAATCTCAGCTATACTCTGCATATATTCACCATCAGTAGCGAAAGTACCTACACCAACAAATAATCCAAAAGAAGGAATTTGTTCAGTAAGAGCAGCAGAAATAACTGCTCCTGTATCACCACGATATAATGCAATCTGACCAGCAGCTATACCATTTGCTCCAATATCAGCAAGAGTAGCAGGAGTTGTAGCAAGAGTTGCACTACCAGCAATAATTAATCTTTTCATATTATTCTAATTTTTGAGTTTCAACAGCAACTTTTTCATAACTACTATTATCAGAAGCTGCATTATATAAATTAACTGCTTTCATTATTATTTCGTCTACTGCAAAATCAGGAAGTTCACAACCTACGCCATTTGCAAGACTAACCTTATTAGGTACTCTTATATAGTTAAAGATAATTCCACTAATTTGTTCATTTAGGAGCACTTCTACATTCTCATTATTAATATAACAAATTGGTGATTCGCTCGTTGATTTACTATGATAATCATTCATAGTAAGAGGAACTTTTTCAATATCTATAAGTCGAGTATCTGCAAATGATAAGCTATTACCATTGGTAATTTTAACAGTAGTATTAAGATAAAACATATAATCAATAGGAAGTGGAAATTTAAAACCTTCTCCAAATGCAATAACATCAGGATTTTTAGCAGGAGTAAATTCTTCCTTATAATTATAGTATAATGGTTCAAGTTCAGTTAATCTAATAACATTATCGGAAACGCCATTAAGTTCTCTATTTCTTTTCCGAGAAAACTTATCGCGAGCATATTCGGGAATAGTTGTGTTAAACACTTCGTCTATCTCTTCTGGAAGAATAGCAAGAACTGTTTGCATAGACATCTTCTGTGCGTACAGTCTGAACTTATTGTGCATTTCCGATATTTCCATAACAATAATAGTTATTTAGAGTTTTATCTTAGTCTCTAAGAGCTTCTTGAAATCTTCATTCTGTGGATTAAGTAAATAGCTAATAGCTTCTTTCATATTTCCACCAATGAAATTACCTTCGGGAGTCATTATATTTTGATTTATATCAGAACGTAAAAGTTCTCCCTTAGCAACGGCTTCTTCAATAAGTGCTTGAAGACCAATATTACGATTGTTAAATAGTTTATTAAATTTCTCAGGTTCTTGTATTGAATATGTATCAAGCATGTTCTGTTTAACTTCATCTTCAAGTCCAAGAGATACAAGTACATTATTACCAGTCAAAGCACAATAACATACAAATACATCGCGGAACTTCTTAGAATCGTCAAGAATATCAAGATAATTACGCTTAGCAATATTAGCAGCTTGCTGACGTTTCTTAACACGATACAAATCTTTTTGCTCATCTTTAATATAGAAACGAACGCTTTGATCAAAGTGAATTACAGCAGTATCTTTAGCAACATGAGGATAAAGAAGACAATGTCTATAAGTAAAATAGTGTTCTACATTTTGAGGCATACCATGTAAAGCTCTTGTAGCTTCAAGAGAAGTAAGACTATCTACACGTTTACGAATAGCTTCTTTAAGAAGTTTTGGAGTCGTCTTATCAGCTTCATCATAAATAGCTTCAATCTTTTCTTCTTCTATTTTATATTTAAGATATTCTTCTTTAGTATCCCAATCAAAGTTACAATTAAGTTCATAACCTCCAGTTGGAATTTTAAGAGATATGTTACCAAACCATTTGCTAACACGAGTAATGAAATCTGGATGAGATGGTGAAATACCAAGAATAGCTGGCATATATTTATTAATCTCATTTACACTACTCATTAAACGTCTTCCAGATAAAACACTACTTCCAATAGTATCATTACGATCAGGAATAGAAACAGCATTTACTTGACGATAAACAGATTTTATAGCTAAATCAGATATAAGAGCAATAGTAATAATTCTCTTTTCTTCATATCTATCTTTTAACCCTTCTTTCTTTTCTAATTCTGCTTGAAAACTATTTTTAGCAGCAGCAGTTGTAGTTGTAGTAGAAGGAGCTTGAGCAGTAGGCTTTAAAGGATTAACTCCACTATTAGGATTTTTATTTAAACCGTCCATAATTCTATTTTATTTAATTACAATACACATTCAAGTTTGAACATCTTCTCTGCACGGTTTACTTGTAAACCCTTAGACATCTTAACTTCATAAGATGATTTATCGACGTCAGTTGCAATAGCTTTATCGGGAACAGTACCCCAAGATTCAGGAATAGGAGTAAGACCTTTCAAGATACCTACGAGATAAGATTGTCCTTTCATACGAACCATACGAACATTACGTTCTCCTTGATATACAGAATTATCCATCATATAAAGACAATGAGAAGTCATTGGCAAACCAGAACGAGGATGAATAAGACCATTAGCTTTTGCAGTCTCAGCAATAGGAGATTTATCGAGGAAAGGAAGATGCTGAACAGTAACAACATGTCCATCAATCATTTTATACTTACGGAAGTATTTACCATAAGCAAGACCAGTTCCATCATCTTGAATCATCTTATCACCAAGAGGAGTAATAAAGCCTTCAGACTTAGCATCTTCACGCATAGCCATATCGAAATCTTCAATACCACCTTTACCAGCAAAAAGAATGATTTCCATAGAACCAGTATCAGTATCTTTATCTACTACATCACCAATAGTACGTTTAATCTTATTAAGACTAAGATATTCTCCGTAAGTATCATAGTTAGATTCAGAGATAATTTCATCCATACCAGCAGTTTCAGGAATTGGATTATCATTATCCCAATCAGTCATAGGAATACTACCATTAGGAGTACGATTATATTTAGAAATCCACAATTGCATTTCATTCATAATACGCATCTGAATATCGAATTGACGCATCTCTTCGTTAATCCAACGTTTACTCGTACCACCACCAGTCTTTTTAAATTCGTATTCTACAACAACATTACTAATATTACCTCCAATTTCTTTAGTATAACGATGAAAACCTAATTGAGATTTCATACGTCCCGGAGCCATAACATTAGACTTATTACCCTTAGAATAACTTTCCGGAATAGTAGGAGCAGTCATACACCAATACTTTCCTTTTTCAAAGTTAGAAGGATCTACATAAGCAGTAGGATCAGGATTCTTAATACGAAGAGCAAATTTATGTCCTCCATGTTCACCTTTACCCATATCACGCATAACACGACATTGAGTTCCATCAGGTGCCATCAAACCATACTGTTCAGTAATAAGTCCAGTTGCAAATTCTACTTCAATAGTTTTACCTCCAATACCCGGAGTACTATCAGTAGTATTGAAATAAACAACATAGTCATTAAACTTCTGACGTCCCATAACTTTCCATGTCCATTCAACAGTAGAAATGTCACGAACACCAGCAGCTCCTTGACCTTCAGTTAAAAACGTAAGAGGAAAACGATCATCATCCATACCATAAGTATAGGTAAGAAAGTTATTAATTTCCTCTGGTTTTTGAATCATAAGGGCAGCTAATGATGCTTCGTTAGAATAACCACGAGTGTCATATACCCCTCTTTGTACTTCTCTTAATTTATACATAATAAATAAATTTAATTAGTTCTTTAAGGTAATTATTCAAGAATTAGTTCATTATTATCTATCTTACCTTTAGAATCATTTGTCTTACTATTTATAACAAGAGTCCTTTTTGAGGCTTTATTAGCAGCTATTCTAAGTTTATTAACTTTTTCTTTATTTATAGCCATTCCTACAAGACTACTATAATCACCACCTGTAAAACGTAGATAAGCACGAAGTAAATCATCTTCAATAATAGAATTTTGATCTCTCTTCATTTCATCTAATTCATACTGGGTATAACCATTTGCATCAACAGGACGAGAAATGTAATTCTTAAAGTCAGCTTTAGTCATTACCATTTTCTTTCCGTCACGAACAACAGGAATAGTATCAGGAATTTTATATCCTGCAAGTTCTCCTTTATTAAGAGTAGAATCTACACTTGACCAATATTGTTTTTCTTGTTCAGCAGCAGCAGCATCAGCAGCAGCGGCAGCTTCTTCTTGTTTCTGAATAGCTTCTTTATGAATCTCTTTAATTGTTTCGTTAGATTCAACAGCTGTATCATAAAGAGTTCCAGCAGATTCAAGATAAGCAATATAAGAATCAACATTTCCTTTTACTCCTTGCAACTTCCATTGTTCTTTAATAGTAGCAATTTGTTGCTCTTTGTTATCTTTGTCAATAACTACATTAGTTCTGTCTTCAATTTCATTAAATCCTTCAAGACTACCGTTAACTTTAATATGATTTAATGCTTGTTTCAATGCAGGATAAGTATTGAATAAAGTATCAACAGCTTGAGTAGCAATTTCTTGTTCTCTTGTTTCAAGAACAGTATCTATATAAGAATTAATACCCTCAGGAGTATTTTCAAATTCTATAGGATTACCTTTATCATCTTTAACTTCAATACCAAACTTTTCTTGAATAGATTGAATAAGAGTTTTAGCATCTTCTTTCTCAACTCCGTTCTCTGCAATTAATTTAAGAAGTTCTTCTTTAGTCTTAACTACATTTCCATCTTTATCAACTGCATTACCGTCTTTATCAATAGTAAGTTCTGCATCACCAAGAACAACAGACATACCCTCTGTTAGTTCTACATCCCCTGTAGAGGAGTCGTCAACTTTCGTATCTCCTTTGTCTCCCTTATCTCCCTTATCATCAGGTTCATCTACTTTATTAAGAGTAGGAGGATTAGTAATAGTTGTATCCTGTTTATCGAGATCTGTCTTATCTCCGGGAACAACACCAATACCGTTAGAAATATCATCTATTCTATCAGTACCTAAATCAAGTCCATCATTAATATCTGCCATAATTATTATATGTTTAAATTAAATATTTGACAGGACAAATATAATAAGGAGTTATCACATTTACAATATCAATACTAAGAATAAATGTTATATCAATACCATTTAGGGAATTATAGTATATCGGTACAAAGACGTATTTATCTTTAAGTCTACTACAAATAGTAGAATGTAAATAAATGTTAATGACTTATTCTAAGGCTCACTGTTGGACTTTATCTCGAAGCTGTAGGATTAATCAGATTCATATAGTAAATCGAACAGAGAGCAAAAGAAATAGGTCTACATTGAAGTTTGAGAGCAAAAATAAGCCTCACAGATTTCACAATCTATGAGGCTCGCATAATCCAATCTTCAATTAAATACAAAATGACTAATACTAATAACAGTAGGTTGTCGGAGTTTTACTTATTTATCATATCTGTTTTTATTCTTTGCAGCAATACGTTCTTTACTTGCATCACTTCTATCTCTTTGTGCTCTATCTAATGAAGAATTAATAAATCCTAATTGAGCTTGTTCTTTAGAAGCAGCAATCTTCTCTCTTTCAATTTGATTTTTCTCCATATCAATTTGAGAAGGAAGTGAATTATTATCGTTAAGAGTAGTAGCAATATCTATACCTTTTGCTTGTAATCGATAATATTGTTTAACTTCTTCAGTTAATCTATCTTGTTGTCCCTTAGCAGCAATTTGTTCAAGAATATTTTGATTCTTCTTATCTTCAAGTTCCATATCTAACTGTCTAAGAGTCTCTTCATTCTTTTGTTTAAGTTCTTTAAACTTAGCAATCTTAGCTTCTATTGCAGTAATATTACCTTCTGTAATAGCTGCAAGTGCCATATCTAAATCTCCATTCTGTGCAGCACTAAATGCCCAATTTTGTAGTTGTTGAAGCTGTTGAAAAATCTTTTGATTATTCTTAGCTTTAATAATATATCTACCAAATACATGAGAATTAACATCAAGAGAAAGGTATCTACGTTTATTAGAACTATCAAAGTAAGAAGTATCAAGTCCTTCTATCCAAGCAAACTTAGAATTATCTAAATCAGCAGCATAATCAGATTCTCTAAACTTATTAAACATATAAGTAATAATAACACTACCCATAGAACCTCTAATGATTGCTTCGTCAGTAACTCCCTTACCAGCAGATTGAGCAATCTCACCATAACGTTGAGGTGTCATATCTACCATATCACGAGCAGTAGTTTTTATATCTTCTATAAGCTGACTAATTTCTTGAATATAACCATTTATATTAGCGTTCAACATTCTAATTTGTTGAGCTTTTAAACTATTACTATCTTCTGAATCATCATAAAGAAGAATACCTTCAGCAGCCATTCTATAAATAGTATCTTCAGGATTACCACCCATAAGACTTTTACCCATAAGGAGAATAAACATCTTATTCTTAGCAATCATCATTTCTCTATGATAAGAAAAGATATTAATAAGAACTTGGAAAGGAACTAAAACTTCCACAATACTAAATCTACCCATTTGCGGAAGAATTTCTTGCAATCCACAATAAGGAAGTTTACACTCTGGCTCACGTTGAAAAGCAATCGGACGAGCCTTAATAGGGTATATACCATTCTTATTATCTCCTATTCTATAAGATTCATATATCTGTTCTTCATATTTCCATTCAATACTAATATCTCCATTAGCTGTATTAAATTCATAATCTTCATCTACTACTCTTGTTTCAATAAAACCAGCTTCATTAACATAAGTAAGAATACCTCGCATTGCATATCCTCTCCAAACTGCATGCCAAAGTTCTATAAGATTATCATTTAAAGATTGAATATTAACAGAATTATTTGCAAATAGTCTTCTATCTTCATCATTCATTTCTTTACATTTCTCAGGAAAATAATATGTATATTGATTAAGAGTAAGATACTTTGCATTATTAGACATAGTACTTGGATTATAATAAGTTTTAATAAACTCCAAGTCCTTTTCGTCTATTTCTTCTTCAAACATTTCAAGTAGTTGTGCATAACTAATATGAGTTCTACGAGCAACCATATCATAATCTTCTACTTTCTGTTTTCCATTAGGAACAGGATACATTTCAGTAGTAGGAACTATTTCTTTAATAAGAGTTTTTCCTTTTACACTATGATAACTATAACATTCTCCTGTAACAACCCAATTGAAATAAGCTTGAGGAATAATAGTATCATTATCAAGAACATCATCTAAAGCATCAAGTAAATGTTGAGCTTGAGTACTTATTTCATCAATATAATTATCAACAAATTCTTTTTCAAACTCTTCAGCATCTTGCATAAGTTGTACAGGATCAATAGGATTAGTTTGTTGTCCTTGTGCTTCAAGTTCTGCATTTTGTTGTTCTTGTTCTTGAATACGTCTTTGTAATTCTTGTTGATACGCAAGAATAGCTCTTTTAAGAATATCTTGCTTAATAGCATTATCTCTTGCAAGAACTACTTCTGGATTATTAGCTCCAACAATAAATTCATGAACTTCACTTACGTATTCTGATACATATCTACGAACTATATCGTTTATAATATCAAGATTACGCATAGTAGCAGGAAAGTAAGTATATTGTTTCTTACTTGCATTATAAGGATTAAGTGTCTTAGAATAAAACTCATTAGGTATATCTCCATGAAGTATTTCAAGAAGTTGTTCAGTTTTAGTTCTATCATTACATTGTAGCCCAGCAGCTATAACAAAATCACAACAACGCATAGCCCAAGTCTTATCTTTCTCACTTGATGGAATACGTTGATTAGGAAAATCATTCTGTCTAAAATTAAAAGCTGTATCCATTTCTATATCTTTATTAATTAATTATTGATACCAAGGTCTATTCCAAAATTCATTAGGATCATTAGTTAAATCTATCTTCTGACGAAGTTTAAGTTTTTCATCAGCAAATTTATTATGAGAAGCCCATTCAACACCTCTAATAAGAAGTTCAGATACACGGTCAAAGTTACCAGTAGGATTAAACTTTTTAAGTTCGAGAACACTTGGATGGTCATATATAGTATGAAGATATAATATATCAGAACCATCTTCTCTTTTACCTACAACTGTCTTTAACATTTCAACTGTCATACGTAAAGCATCAAGTTTAATTTGACCATTATTTCCACCTCCAATAGTATATCCATAACTACCTTCAACTTTCTCTTTTACATTCTTATCCCAAAGATGTACAGGATGTTTATCTAAATATCTAAGAGCTTTCCATTTCTTAAAATTACTAAGAGTTTCACCACGATTAACTTCGACACAAGTAGTTCCAAGACAATTATAATATAATGCCATAAGATAACATATCTCATCAGCTTCTTCAAGTGTCTCAGGACGTCCATAATAACTACAAGCTAAATGTCCTTTATAATTATTATATACACAAGGATTCATCCATACTTTAATACTATTATGAGAATGTTTAAGAGTTATATCTTTATTATCTTTATTAACACCAACAGGGTCATAACTAATAGAATATATTCCAGGAGGACATCCTTTACATACTTGCCCTTGTTTATTTAAATAAGTAACATTAATAGGATTAGTCCACTTACGTACACAACCATGAGGATGTTCATCTCCATGACGAGGTACATTCTTAATATAATCAAAATAATCTACATTAAATTTACCTCCTGTTGCAGCAATACGTTCATTAGTAATAAATGAAACTTTATCATCTACTTTAATAAATTTACCATCAAGATAAGTTCTCTTATAAATATCACTCATTCTAAGTTCTGTTTCCCATGCATCAAGAGCATTTCCAAGCTCAGAAGAGAATATATTCTCACTAACAGAACTAAATGATTCAGCAGGCATATTAGCATACTGTCCACAATAACTTATATATTTACTAAATGATTTATTATTTTTCTTATAATCAGCACGCTCTTTTTCAGCTATTTTATAACCTAATGCTATATCTGAATTACCGTCATTATCAACAGCTGTTTGCATATCAGCTTCGCCATTAACAACACGATATCCTTCAAGTCCCCAACAGAAAGGTTTAAAATATCCACAAATTTCACTTCTACTATCTTTATCCCAAATATTTTCAAATGGCATAAAACCACGAGAACGAGGATCATAAAAGTTTTGTTCAAATAAAACCCAACCATTACTTGCTTTACCAGCAGTACCCCAAGCATTAAGAAAACCAGTAGTTACAGAACCAGTACGAAGAGTAGGCTCAGTAACGTCCATAAAGTCATCGAAATTATTAAACTCAGACATTTCTTCACACTTAATATCAGAAGCGTCTTTACCAACAGCAGCAGAAGGATTGTTAAATGTAGATACTGAAATACAAGCACTATTCCAACTATTAACATCTACAACATTTGTAGTAGCATCACGATAACCAAGGATAAAATCAGCAGCATCAATCTTAGCAATACCTCTTTTAAACGGAGTTTCAGATTCATAGAATATCATTTGTTTCTTCATAAAGTCAGAAAGACCTCCGGACTGAATAAGAAATTTATTATCAACAGCAGCATGAATAATATTACGTCCGGGATTAAGATTTAGATTATTAGCAGAATCAATAGCTTCTATATAACTAAATCCACCACGACGAGTTTTATCATTAATAAGAAAATAACCATTATCACGACAAAACTGTTTTATTAAGAAGTACCAATACTGTGCATCTAAGAAACGAGGAAATCCTAATATCTTCTTACCTACTACTTTACCTTGTTCTACTCTTACAGTAGATGTATCAAGACGAAGTATTCTGCCATAGTTAAGAAAATTATAATGTTCACCTGTTATATAAGTATCTAAAACTTTACCTGTTTTAGTATCTATTCTACAAGGAGCTTTAAATCCAACCATTCTACGAATAGTTTCTTGCTTACGAAATTGTTCATAAGGTATACTACCTTCTACAAAAGGGGTATATTTCTTTTCTTTTTCATAAGTAATAGCAGCTTCTCGAAGTAAATCAGTATTAATAAACTTAATATCTGGATTAATATTAAGAAGAAATCCTCCTGACTCACCTATTAAAAATGAATCAGTAGGATCATTATATCCCATATCCTTAGCATGAGGATAATGAGATTTATCTTCATAATAATATTTATAAAAAGGATAATCTAAAACACTTGCCATATCATAATAGAATTATAGAAAGAAGAATAACAATCCCAGTACTTCCTGCAAATATATTTCTTTGCTTCTTATACTTCTTACTGTTTTTAACTTCTTCTTTATATTGATTAGTTATTTCTACTATTTTAGAATTTCTATCTTTAATATTCTTTTCTAAAATATCTATTTGAGTCTTTTGCATTTCAATTATATTCTGAAAACTATTAAGTAGTTGAATACTCTGTTCAGCTTCTATAAGTTTTATATTAGCTTTTCTAATAGCAGAAAGAGATACTAATGCACTATCTTGCTCTATTGCTGTAATATCCCCTGTAAAGGAGATACACGAGCTATATTCACTCGCCCTCAACGAGCTTATAAAAAAGTTTAACAGCACTATCATTACTAATGCTATCAATATTTTGAAGTCTTTTGCTCGTTTCATATCTAATAGAATCTATAGTTTTATACTTTATCTTAATCTCTATCTTAATACTATCATAAGGTTCTTTATCTAAAAAAGTTGTATCGTAAATGATTATAGGTTTATCTCGCTCCTTTACAGGGGATATTACAATTACAATCATCAATAGAATTACAACTATCAACAATATCCACGATGTTTTATTCATAATATTAAATCTTTTTCTTCTATAAGAGTATAAGTAAATCTATCTCCATAAGTCTTACATGCTTCATCACATAATTTCATAAACTTATTAAAATCATCAGCTTTAGCAAATACTTGACAACCAGCAGAATTCTTATTTACTTGAGTAGATTTTACACCTGCTTTATGAATATTAATTCCGAACATTCCAGACTCAATATTTACATAATCAAGTTTATTATCTTTATTATTATCACGATAAACATTTACAGGGCGACATTGAACTAATGCTTTATATTTACCTTGATGTTTACCAATCTTCTCAGCACCTCTATATTGTCCGGGAACAAGAATAGCACAACCTTTAGAATGAAGAGGAGATTTAAGATAATAAGTTCCGGGATCAGTAGTAATAGGATATACTTCAATTCTATTACTTCCATCTACTTTATAAGTAACAACTAACGCATCATTGAATTCATTAACTGTATTTTCAGAATTAGTTGAACGAATACCAATTATATTTAGATTATAATCTCCTTTAGTAAAATAAGCATAACCAAGAGATTTAATTGTTTGCTCTATATTAGCAGTAAGACATTTAGTCATTAAAGTTGAATTGTACATATCTATTTATCTTTAAATTTATCAAGTGGAAATCTTTCAAGTTTTAAACAATCAACACTATAATTATCAGCTTTAGCTTTACTTATAAATTTAGTTTAATTAATTCTTCTCTATTACCTCCAAGAACTTTACGAATAGGAATCCAAAATATCCATATTTTAACTTCTAACACATAATATACTTAAAAGCCTTTACTATTATGAATAGATTTAATCTTTTCTCGCCATCTTAATTCTCTTACAAAATCTTTCATTAATTTATAGTTTATACCTTTTTTATAAGGATTAATTATACAGCTCTTTCTTTTTCATCCCACGGGTTAAAGTCTTCCTCTATGGGTATTTCTTCTTCATGATAATACTTCATATTTTATTGTATTAAATAAAACACCTTGAGTATTAAGTTGTCCCTCAATAGCTCTTTGTCTATCAGCAAGAAGTAATTGAATTTCATTATATAAGAAATTAATCTTATACCATTTGGCTACTTCTTCTTTAGTAGTATCAATATGATAACCATCATCAAACCTTTGTGGTCTACCATATTGATTGAGAATAAATGGAACTCCTATATGACATAAGATAAGCCCTGCACATGGAAGACCTGTAATAAGATGTACCATCATAGCATACATATTTAATTGTAAACTATATATAGAACCATTACACTTTTGAAGATTTCCAAGAGGAGGAAGAAGTCTTTCATCTTTATCTACCCAAAGATTTGTTTCTTGAGCAGGACGAATAGTTTTATCTTTCTTATAATAACCACTTGAAAATTCAATACCTTTACGATTAGTCTTCCAGTCTCCTATAATAAATTTATCATCTCTAATAAATAGAATATCAATAGTTCCACTAAGAAGATAATCTGGAAGAAATGCACCAATTTCAGAATATATCTTATATCCACGTTCTGTATAAAAGTCAAATACAGAATATATTTCAGGATATTTATTTTTAGTAAACTCTCTAAATTCAGCAACATCTAAAGGTTTAACAAGATGATTAATATCTCCTAAATCTGCAACCGTAGTCATTACACCACATTCATTTCTATTAAGATATTGTACAGCTTTAAAGAACTTACTATTCTGTCTAATTCCATCTTCAAAATGATTATGATATTTATTACCCATATCACAAGCATTTTTAGTTATATCAGCCCAGTTATTTAAAATAACTTTTTTAGATGTATTTCCTTCTTTAGCTTTTTGCTCAGCCCAATAATTACTATTAAAAGCAGGCTCATAATTATGTAGAAACGTAGTAGTAGAGACATAAGGATTAGCAAAGTTATCTGTATATTTATGAGTAGGCTCATCAAAATACAATTTAAAATTCTTATATTTAGGATTAATATTAATCATTTTGTTAACTCATATTTAGTGTTATTTAAAGGAGTATTACCTTTTAAACCAAGACGACTCTTTTCAGCTTCAGCTTGAGCTTGCAAATCATAAGCATCAGAAGCATTCATAGAAGCAGTAATCTTAACTTTACCACGAGCAACTTTAGTTTGCTTTTCTAATTCAAGATTTTGAAGAGCTTCTGCATGAGCTTTAGTTTGATTAGGTAAATCAGATATAATCTTATTAACTGAATTAATTATTCCTACAAGAGCAGAAGCATCTTCAATAGTTATTCCACTAAGTAGTTTTTCAGATAATATATTATTCAAAGCATTAGCAACAAGAGCAGAGTTATGTAAAGCACGAGAAGTAGCTTCATAAACTTCACCAGCAGGACCAAGTTTAGTCTTCTTATATTGATCAGCTAAACTAAGTATAAGTTTATCGGGTTGCCAATTAGCAGGAAGCCCGTAGTTAGCTTTAGCAAGTTCAATAGCCTCCGGTTTACTATAACCCATTTGGTTAGCAGGAGATTTAGGATCACCAAGATAATATACAACACCAGCTTCTTTTTTATATTGTAATTTCTCAGTTCCATTAATATCTCCTATTGAACCTTTATCTCTTTCCCAAAGTTCACGAACATCTTTATTTTGAATCTGATAAATATTAGGAGCTTGAGGAATACCATTCTCATCAATAGTAAATAAATCAGTTAATTCTATATCAGCCACTTTGATACTCATAATCTTCCATATTAACAGGTTGTAAATAAGCTAAGAAATAAAAATATGTTCTAATATCTCTATCAGACATCTTACTACTTCTAAACATTCGTTCAGCTCTTTTACTATTTAAACGAATAGACTTATCTGTTACTATTCGTTTACTTCTCATCCCTTTACGAATACGATAACGAGAACGAATAAAATCTCTTTTAAATTTTGTATATTGTTCTGTTGTAAGAAGTCTCCGCTTTTCATCAAAGACTTCTCTATGTTCAGTATAATCTAATTTTACTTCATTAGGAGTTATTGAACCAATATAAGGAATAGCTACTCTTCTAAGTGCTTGAGCACGTTGACGAATCTGTAACTCAACATTATCTATTATATCATTAATAATATCTCCATCAGTAACATCTTTCCTTATAGTAGCAATAATATCTTCTCTTGTAACAATTAGTTCAGGATGATTCTTAGCACGATAACGTTCAAAGTTACCTTCTTGCATACTTAAATATTTTCAAGAGTAGGATAATAATCAGCAATATAACTCGTATATCCAGACTGAGGAAGTTTCTCAGTACGAACAATACCAATACATTGACTTTCAGGAACTAATTTAAGTCCAATTGTTATTGCAGTTTCAGCAATTGTAGTAATGAGTTTAGGAGTAAGTGTTTTACCACTTGAACTATTTTTATCAGTAATAAGTTGATGCACAGCACCAGTGCTTACACTTCTAAACAAATCACCACGAGCAACACTCATGCTAAGCTCTTTATCACTATTGATAAAGTTTTGAATACCAAATGTAGTGAGTTCATTAAATCGAGTATTAACATCTAAACCCATAAACATATCACTTGCAGGAGCAAGAATTCTACTATTAACTTCAAGAAACTTATTTTCTTCAATAATATCTTCTGAACGCTTAACAATAAAATAACGAGCACTACCAGCACTGTTCTTCTTAGTATCAAGAATATCTCGGATATTACATTTAACTACAAGAGCAACAATACAATAATGTTTACGAACATCAATATCTTTTACACAATTTAAAAGATAATCAAAATTAATTTCTTCTGTTGTTTGAGGAAGATTAAATACTTTACCTAAAGTTTTACTTTTTAATTGCAACATAATTAATACTATTAAAATTAATACTATTTTCCGGGAATAGCCGGAATATCTTTCTTATCTCTAATAGCTTTAAGTTTTGATTTACTATCTTTCATATTTCCATCATTATTAAAACTATCTCGAATATGCTTCGACAAACATAAACAATATAATCAAGAGTACCAATATCTAACTGATAAAAACTATATTAAAATAGGTTAATTCTTAGGAATAGAATTTGAATAGTAGAGATACATATAATAGTAGATAATGAGATATTGTGTAAGATATTGTAATATTGTCGCAAACTCCCCTGTAAAGGAGATACACGAGCTATTAATTCATTAACTTGCTATTGCTAATAGTAATAGAGATAATATTGAAGTTAGAGATAATGTAAGAGTGAAGATGCAGATGTGCTGATTCCTCTACAGGGGTGATGACGGCAATGTTATTCGTATTACTATTACTATTGTTATTATATATTATATCTGTCTCTTATACACATCTCCGAGCCCACGAGACTAGCGCTCATCTC